CATCGGTCAGACGGGGCAGTTCGCTGACTTCAACTCCATCGTTCAAGGCGACGTTTCGCAGCAGGACTGGCAAATCATCACGCCGGGAGACGCGCCGACCATTCAGCCAAACGCTGCCTCGTCTGGGGACGGGTACCTCGACGCGACCCTCGTCAACCCGTCGCTCGGTACCGGGACGTACGTTCTTGAACAGGCGTTTTCGGCTCCGCCTGGCGTAACGTCAATGTCGTTCGAGATCGACGCGACGAGCGGCCCCAACGGGACCAACACATTCCAAATCTTCTTCATGGACACGAGCGGAACCGTCACGCTGGCCTCCGCAAACGTAACGACAACCGGTTTGGTATCGACTTACTCGACCGGGCCCGTGAACGTTACGCCGGGGACGAATTACCGAGCTCGCATTCTTCTCAATTCGGTCACCAATCCGTCGCAGGCGCTCATTAGCCGAGCTCGCGTGAGGGTTCTTGCGGGAACGAACGCTCTCTTTCAAGAGCCGTGGGTGAGGTACAACGCTTCGCCTCAGTTTCTTTGGGACAATGGGCACGATGAGCTCGTGGCGGTGTTCAACTCCACATACAACTACGTGCGTTACCACTCTCCCATGTCTCGTCTGGTGTTTGAGACCGACGCGGACGTTATTGGGATTCAGACAATAAACGTACTCGGCTTCTCTACACCTTCGGGCGGTTTTGCTCAGGTTCTTGTTGTTGTAAACGGTCGACCATGGAAAACGGTCGTTGGTGCGCTAGGGGCGTACGACGTTCAAACCGTCGACCTGCCAGACGGAACCAACACGGTCGAAGTCGTAGCAAGCTGGGGCGAATTTTACGGAGATTCTGTCCCCACTCCCACGGAGCCCATCTACAAATATACGCAGCAGTCATTTCTCTGCTCGGTCATGGCACCGATCGAGGCAGCATTCAAAATTATCATGCCTCCGCAGCCGAACACCAGACTGCTCATTTTCGGTGACTCAAAAGATACTGGATACGCTGCGACCATCCCGACCGTGCAGGGATGGCCCGCACTTCTTCGAAAAGATTTTCCAACAGCAAGCGTAGCGATGGAATGTCAGGCTTCCGCTTCGCTATACGCTAACGCGTATACCGCAGCGATTCAGCAGGCAACCATCACCAGGATGGTGCAGTATCGGCCCACTACACTGCTGTTTATGCACGGAAGAAATGACTGGGGAGATAGCTACCAGTCGGCTGCATCTTATCAGACAATGGTTGAGACGTTCCTATCGGCGTTTCACGCTGTATACCCTTCCTGTTCGATTGTTTGCATATCGACGTGGCTCGAGAGTACGGCTCAGGAATCGTCGACAAACACGTTTGGCGAAACGCTTCAGCAATACCGAAACGCGATGCAGGCCGCGGCAGCGACGCAGGCGTATTACGGATTTTTGGACGGAACTACGATTCCTGGTTGGAATCAGGTCACCAGTCTATACGACGGCATTCATCCGAACGACCAGGGAAGCTACCAGATCGAAAATTGGCTAGTTCCGTTGCTTGCGATTCCGCAATCGGTAGGGTGAGAAATGAACAACGTGCTATCCCGCAGGGCAAAGACAATCGCCGACGAAGCTCTCCTTCGGTCGGTTCACAACGGCGGTGGCGGCGGCGGTATCACGCAGCTGACGGGAGAAGTCATGGCCGGCCCCGGGTCCGGAGCTCAGGTCGCGACGGTGGCCGGTGGGTACGAAGGGGCCTTGTATGTTACGCCAACAGGCAACGATACGACCGGCAACGGTACGATTTACAAGCCATACGCAACGATCTCCAAGGCGCTTCTGGAGGCTGCCACAGGCGCCAGCATCGCCACTCCAGCCACCGTGCTCGTGGGCGCCGGAACATACGCTGAAAGCTTGCTGCTGCCGCCTAGCGTTACGGTCATTGGTATAGATCCATCACAGACAGTGGCCATAACCGGAGACGTTTCGCTCTCCTCTGGCTGGACCGGCCTATCTGACCAAGAGCAGACAGGGCTGTCTAATATCTTCGTAGAAGGAACTACGACAATCGATTGGGCTGCGCAATCTCAAGACAGCGGTATCGTGTTCTTCTTCAACTGCTCCATAGAGGCTATTTCGGCAACTGGACTAGGTACAGACAACGAAGTCGTATTTGTGGCCTGCTTTATTTCTGGGCTCGGAACATTTACCTCTGTCGAAATGTCAACTCAGAGCTGTGCTTTTTCAGCAGGAGTTGCGCTGGCCTCAACGGTCAGCCATCCGGCAGAATACCTGTCTAACGGAGACTCGATTACACCTACATTTAGTGTCACGTCACCGTCCGGTGGCGATGAATGTACTTTCATTGGACTAGGTACTGCGGTGGCGGGTACCCTCACAATCAACGGCGCGAACACCAGCTATACGACGTCCGCAGACGGAATCCCGCTGACCGTTACTCAACTGAACGGTGCTCCTGCTCCGATCATCTCTTCAGGCGGAGCTGGCGCAACCGTTTACACTCCTACCGTTCCCGGTAACTGGGCTGGCTCGCCGCCAACGACCGTACAGCAAGCACTCGACAGAATCGCAGCGAACACGAGCAACACTCATCCTATTCCATGACCCCAGGCATCGTCACCTTCCCGAGCAAAGCGACCGTCTCGGTTGACATCGCCGAACGGCCCGAAGAGCAAGCGAAGGGTCTCTCAGGTCGGACGAGTCTCACGGCGGACAGCGGGATGCTCTTCTGGTTCGGGACGAGGGCCGATCATGGCTTCTGGATGAAGCGCACCCTCATCCCGCTCGACATCGTCTTCATCGATTACGGGCGCGTCGTGGGCATCTTGACGCTCCAGCCGCTCGATGAGCGTTCGTTCCGGTGCGGAAGGCTTTCTTCGTGTGTCTTGGAAGTGAATGGGGGCTTTTGCGAGAAGAACGGGATTTTGGTCGGAGATTCGGCCCAGATCTCTCTCGCGTGACACTCTCGCGGCAGCCGGCATGAGAGCCTCCCGTCTCGCCAATCCGACCGCTGCCGAAGCTCTTCTTCGTACCTTCACCCAGCAGAGCTCGGATCCGCCGAGCCCGGACGGAGAGACGGTCCAGGCGGTCGCGTTCACCTACGACAGCTCAAGCCCCGTCGTCTTCCAGACCATCAAACCAGGGCAAATCATGAATCGGGCGGTTCTTCTCATCGAGGAGGGCTTCGACGATCCGTCGGCGGTCATCGAGTTCGGCACGACCGCCGAACCAGGTCTGTTCCTTGCGGACGACGAGTCGACCATCAGCTCACCGGGGCAGACCGAAAACGACACGCTCTATCCCATCGTTGCGACGGATTTTCTCATCCTCACGATTTCGCCTGGCGCCTCGACGATGGGATCCGGGATCCTTTTGTACAAGTTGAAGTAACCGGCGTAAGCTCTGCCGCATGCCCAACGGCGTTTTCTCGAAGCTGCTCGGAACCATCTCCTCCTTCTTCCAATTCGGAGGAACCGCGGGGCCTGGTATCAACGCCAACGGCAGCGCTCTCGAGACCAAGAACGCCGGCAACAGTGCTTTCGCTGTGCATCGCGGCGCGGTTCCCGTGGGGGACAACGACTTCACGACGAAGGCCTACGTCGACAAGATCGCAGCCAAACCGCTCCCTGCGAGCCTGCAGTTCAACGGCAACTCAGCGCTTCCGTCGAACAGCGGAACAGAGCAGTACTACGTCGTCACGACCACAGGTACGAACGCGACCATAGGGCAGATCCTGTGGGACGACGGTTCGGGCACGGGGACCGTTGCGGTCATCGCTGCTGTGACGGGCAACACGATCGTTACGACCGCGGCTTTCACAGGCGGAACCATCACGCTCGCCGCCAACCAGATGTACGTCTGGACGGGCTCTGCGTGGCTCGACATCTCTCCGTCTATTTCCGGCGTGACGTACATGATCCGTACGGCACTCGCACTCGCTACGGCGAGTTCGGCGACGCAGATTCCTGCGAATGCCATCATTTACGATGCGCGACTCGACGTGACGACAGCCTACTCGGCGGGCACGACGATTTCACTCGGAATCACGGGCACGGTTGCTCTCTTCATGGCGACAGGCGACAACACGGCAACCGTCCTCGGGCTTTACCAGGTCATGCAGGACGCGTCGGTGGGGGCTAGCGCTGCGGCCCTCCTGGGGACGGTCACAGGCTCCCCGAGTGTGGGAGCTGCTCAGATGATCGTGCTCTACAGCGTGCCTAACGCTTGAGTTCGCTCCTCTCGCTTCCGAAGATCTTGGCGCGCGTCTTCGCGCAGACGAGCTTTGGAGCTGTATCGACAGAGCTCGTAGGGATTTCTCACAGGGATTCCGGTAGGGACACTTGTCGCCGGACGCATCTTACGCGTGAGACTCTGGGGCGTTTCGACGAACATCGCTACCGCGAGCACCCTCACGCTACGATGTCGCATTGGAACGGCTACGGTCGGCGCGACAGGAACTGCAGCAAGCACGAACGCGATAGGAGCAAGCTTGGCGCTTGCGACAGCCGCTGCGGCAAAAACGCTCGTCCCTTGGACCTACTGGGCCGATGTTGCTATTTTGACGGCGGGAACGAGCGGCACGATGCTCGGACAGTGCGGCTTCTCCGGGGGGGCCTGCGGGAGCGGTCGTGCAGACCGGAGGAGGTCTTACGACAGCCGCCGCCGTGAACACGACTGTGGCGAACAACCTGGAGCTGTCGCTACAACCAGGCTCGGCTACCGACATCACGCAGACGACGGTACAGGGCGGCACGCTGGAGCTCTTGTAAAGCCACGCGCAGCGTGCGTGACCTGTCAAGGGGGCTGAGGTATGCTCGCCGCAAGGAGAGACCTTCCCCATGAAGACCCGATCGGCTCGGTACTATCGCTCGAACCCACTCTCAGACACCGAGCTAATCGTCGGCGGTCTCGTCGGCGTAGCAGTGTTGGGCATAGGAGGCTACTTCTTGTACAGCCACTTTTCGACTGCAGGTCAGGCTGCAGCTCAGGCTGGCACAAACCAACTCACCTCGGGCGCACCTTCCGCTGGTGGGGTTGCCGTCCAGGGGGTCGACGCCAACGGCAACCCGACGATCAACGGCTACCCTGTCGTATCTGGGGGCTAGCCCATGCGGCGTCGTAGAGGCTACCACCGTCCGAATCCGCTCGTGGAGGTCGACTCGACCGATCTGCTCATCGGCGGGCTCATCCTCGGCGGCGCTGCCATTGCGGTGGGGTATCTGGTTGGAAACGCAACCAGTTCTGCAACGACGAGCTCGGCACCTACGGTCGCGCCTGCAACGACCCCGACAGGCGGAGGTCAGAGCACCAGCGCAACTACGTCGACCCCCACGGCCCCAGTTCCATTCCCACCTGCCGGTCACGTCGTAAACAGCACCATCTCTGGAAACGGCATCAACACCGGAGGATCCTTCGCATGAGACGCCATCGCTACTCGAGGCCGAACCCCCTCTCCGATACGACCATCCTTCTTCTCCTCGGTGGCAGCGTGCTCGCTATCGGTGCCATCGTGCTCTACTCGAGCCCAGCGCAAGCCTCGAACGCCTGGCCCGCGTCGCAGTTCACATTGAGTCCCACACAGGAAGCTCAGTCTCCGGGCGGCCAGGCTCAGGTTGGCGAGTTCGTGATCCTAAACGATTCGACGACGGGGCAGAGCATCATCGTACAGGTCACGTCGACCGACGGTGTCTCGGCTGCAGGGACCGTCGCCTACGCTCCAACCCTCGCGTCCGAAAGTACGGGCGATAGCGTGATGTTCAACCTCGTAGACGTCGTCGCGGTCGGAACGAGTATTTCACAGCTACAGAGCCAGACCGGCATCTGGCAGTCGCTGTAGGTTTTCGAGATGAAGGACGAGTCGCTCTCGGATACCGAGCTCATCGCGGGCGGCCTTGCGAGCGTTCTCCTTCTAGGACTGGGGGTATTCCTGGTGACCAAAGCTACGCAGACTGCTACCACGCCAACCGACTCGCTCGAGGATACGACGGCGTTGGCGACGATTGCGACAGTCGTATGATGGCAGCCATGGCACTCGGAGCGCTAGCGTTGGGAGAGCTACCGCCACCGGCAGAGGGAGACCAGGAACCGATGGGGTTTGGACGCATCCCGCTCGAGCCGCACCTGTACGGCGCGTGGCCGTTCACAGGTTTTCCACAGCAAGTCTCGATCAACGGCGTGACGTACGTGAAGGCTCGCTACCGCCTGCCGATGAGCGGCGTTGTGCAGCAGTACCGCGAAAACGTGCCAACAAACGCGCAGCACCTTTGCGTCTACCGAGACGGCAGCTACCTCTGTAACCACATGGACGAGGTTAACCCCGTCTCGTTCTCCACATGGCTGCAGCACGCCGCAGTCGACACGCCCGGACTGCTCGCCAAGACGCTCGCGATCGCAGGCTTCGGCATTGGGCTCGTTGGCGGGCTTTTGCTTTTGGAGGACTCATGAACTCCCCGAGCGGTGTCGCTCTCGCCGAGGAGGACCTCATCCTGATCGGCGTCGGGCTCTTCGTACTCAGCGTCGCGGGTTGGCTCATCTATCGAAAGGTGAACCAGGAGCTCGATATCGTTGCGGATGCTCTTCCGTCCGGCTCTGACGCGCAGTCTGCGGTAAACAACATCTTCACGGGACCTGCGAACCAAGGCTCGGACGTGATGCCAGGCTCCCCAGACGACCCCGAGAACTATCAGGGGTATGAATAGACCATGGGTTTCGTCGACCTCGCGGAAGAAGAGATCGTCCTGATCAGCGCCGGCGTCGTCATCGTTGGCGTCATGGGATACCTGATCTACCAGAAGGCCTCGAGCGCAGCGGCGTCGCCGGCAGGGCAGGATTTCCAGCAGGGGCTCATCAACGGACTCGTTCCTTCGCTCGATACGCAACCAGCGACCATCGCCGGCCAAGCCGCGGGTGCTGCAGCCGGGGCTGTCGCGCCTGTACAAGGAACCAATTCGCCCTCCGCAGGAGGTCCGGGTGCCTAAGCTCGTCAAGTACTCCTCGACCATCGAGGTCGACGACAGCACGAAGACCGTGCTGATGGTCGCGGGTGTCGCGACCGTTGGCGTGCTCGGCTACATTCTCCTCAGCAAGCTCCTCCCGAGCGCTCCGACCGCGTCCGCTGTCAGCTACGCGGCGACCGACGACGCGACATCGCCCGTACCCACGCCGATCGGTACAAGCCCGCTGCCTGTGCCACCGAACTGATGATCGTCATCTTCCCGAAACGCTTCTTTGACGAGCTCGTTCGCGACCACCCTTCGTTCGCCGTGATCTTCTTGCTCTGCGGCGCGACCCTGTTCGGCTTCGCGGTATGGCTGGTGTTCTGGGGCTAGTAGTTGTTTGGATCCACTCCGCGCCATACGGGGAGGTCGACCGTTTGCCCCTTGAGAGCGTGCGTACAGTCTCCCAGGTACTGCACCTTCCCAGCTCGCACGTAGGAGTGGCACTGTGGGCGTCCGATCGACGCGTCGGCATGGACGAGAATGCTCCCGTCGAATGTCGGAGAACTTTCGTCCCCCGACAGCTTCCAACGCGAATCGCACGCGTGAGCATCCTTGCAACCAGGACACCACCAAAACCATGCGTAGTGCTGTCCTGCTTTTTCGTGGTTGGGGCCGTAGACCGCTTCGTGTAACCGGCTCACGCGTCGGCCCACTCGGGGCGTCGAGGGCCTACACCGGCCGGATGCTCTGCCTCACCGACGATTCCAACGCTCGCAGGGAGCCCCGACTGCCACTGCCAGACGACAACACGCCCAGCGACGCTGTTCGCCATGGCGTTCGCAGCTGCGAGAGCTCGCTCGAGGCTCTCCCTTGAGTCTGTGAAGGGGAACACGTCGTGTCGCGTGGTGCGCGGAAGGGAGTGACTGGTCACCTTGAGGTAGTTCGTTGGACGCATCGGGGCCTCCGGACACTCAGATGAGCACAGCATGTCACGCGGACGTGAACAAGGGCTCTCCGAGGCGTGTGGCGCTGGGATGGGGCATTCTCGCGTTGGTTTTCGCTCGAGCTGGGGTCCATTGACAGCAGAATTATGGGTAGTGATAATGGGGGCTATCGCTAACAGTTCCTCGAGGAATGTAAATGTCCCCTGACGCCATCGTCCGAGTCGAACAGCCCCAGCTCCCACTGGCACGAGAGCTACTCGAGCAGGCTGATATCTACGCCGGAGCAGCGCTCTCCCCAAACACCAGGCGTGCGTACCGCCGAGACTGGGAGGTTTTCGTCGCGTGGTGCTCTCAGAACGGCCGAAACGCGCTTCCGGCCGACCCTCAGACCGTCGTGGCCTACCTCGCGAGCCTCGCGGAGCAGAAGAAACCCGACGGAACCCCCAAGTTTCGCGTTGCTTCGATAGAGCGCGCGCTCACTTCCATTTCAACAGCACACGACGTGGCTGGGTTTCTCGCTTCCCGCAAGAACAAGCTCGTTAGCAAGACCATGAGCGGCATCGCGAAGACGTTCGGCGAGCCTCAGACGCAGAAAGCCCCCCTTCGACCGAACATGCTGGGAGACATGCTGCTCCATCTGCCCCCAGGGCTCCTCGGAATGCGCGATCGAGCTCTCTTGCTCGTCGGATTCTGCGGCGGATTCCGTCGATCGGAGCTCGTTGCTCTCGACGTGAAGGACCTCGCGTTCGTCGAGGACGGGCTCCAGGTCATGATCCGGCGAAGCAAGACCGATCAGCGAGGGAAGGGACGCAAGATCGGACTTCCAATGGGCTCAACAGCTCTCAGATGTCCCGTTCGCTCGACGAAAGCTTGGCTGGACGCTGTTTCTCTCACAGAGGGCCCTGTCTTCCGTGCTGTTTCGCGCCACGGAAAGCTTTCGCAGGACCGTCTTTCCCCTCAGACGGTCGCTCTGGTGGTCAAGCGGTACGCAAAGGCCGCTAAAATCAACGAGAAGAGCGTTTCTGGGCACTCACTTCGCGCGGGGCTAGTGACGTCTGCCTACAAGGCGCACAAGACGCACGACGCAATCATGGCGCAAACAGGGCACCTTTCGTTCGAAATGGTCCGTCGGTACATTCGGGACGCGTCACTGTTCGAGGACAACGCAGCCGCGGGCCTGCTGTGAAAACGCACTGTCTCCCCGACACGAGCACGATCACTTCCCTCGCTCCGCGCGTCCTAGCGGATCAGGCTCCAAAACCGCAGGAATAGTAGCCGCGAGCCGATCCATCCGTGTCTGCTCGACGGGTGGGGCCTGCGGAGGGTCGTAGTGCCGAACCTCGGCTTTCGACCCACCGTAGCCGTCGTAGCTCTCCACCACGTCCTTTCGAAACGCCCAGGCTGCCATTGTCGCGAGACTAGCACCCTCGGTGGCTCCGCGGTGGCCTGTCGTGGCCCCCAGAAGCGCCCAGCGGGCCACCACGCGGCTACCGACAACCGCGGTGTCTTATGCCTCAGGAAGCCTCTATGTGGCCGCTCGCCCAGAATCCCTCGGGTGCTTCCGCAAGCGCCCACGTATACCCGTACATTGGTACCAAGTTACACAGGTGTGGATGTCGCGCTGGTACCGGAAGGCAGTTCTCCGGTTCGCACTGGGGTGCGTCCGGTTTTCGGACATGTCCGAGTGGAGGACATGTCCGGATCTGTTGACACTTGCGGGATCTCGATGGGTGACTTGTGGGTTTTTCTTGTCACCCGACTGGGTGACCTTGCGTGTCACATGAGAGTGACTAGGTTGCTTGTGGAGGGGAGACCCCCTCTAAGAAAGGTCAGCCATGCGAGTGAGGATCGGACAACGAGTCGAAGTGGTAGCCGACAGAGAGGCCTTGAAGGCAGGGACCATCGGGATCGTTATGATCGTCAATCCGGACATGGCGCTTGTTCAGGTCTATCCGGCGGCGGCCTGGATCAAGGTCGGGGCGCTCCGTGCCTGCCCGACAAGCCGAATCCCACGCTGCAAGGATTGCGGGAACCAAGATTGCCCAGAAGCCGTTGGTGTGGATATCGACTCCGCGATGACTCGTTGCCCGGCGGCTCATTCGTGAATCGCGTTCTCACGACCCTCCTAGCCCTGCCCCTCATGGCGTGCGCGGCCGCTCCTAGTCCCACGGACTCGGATCCGGCCTCCCCCTCTGACGTCACGTGCCTCGATTCAGCCGCGAGCGAGTGCCGAATCGTCGAAGGTGCATGCGCCGCGGGCTCGGTCGAAGTGACCGCGTGCCCTCCAAACCCTCAAGCGTGCTGCAGCTACGCCGCGGGACCGACCGAGAGCGTTTGCCTGTACGTCACGTTCAGCGAGGCGATCGGTTACGAAACCGAATGTGTCCAGGGCGGCGGCACTTGGAATTGGGGCGGTCAGTGACCGCCACGATCGCCTCTCTAGAGGCCACGATCGCACGTCTCGGCGCGCTACGCCTCATGATCGCGATTCGCGCAACGAAGACTTGACTCGTGTAACATGAGTCACTAGGCTCTCGTTGTCTACGGCTGTATTACAACCCACGAAAGGTCAAACCCATGTTCACTATTATGGCTGGAAACACCAGCGAAAAGTGTGGCCCTGAGGCCATGCTCGAAACCTGCGATCGTCTCGCCTTACTCGGACCCCTCACGATCTTCGAGGGCGAACGCTGCATCTTGAAGGACGGGAAGCCTCCGTCATGCAACGTAGCCCCCGCGGCTGACGTGCAGCTTGCCGTGGTCGCGCAAGCCCCCGCGCCTGTCTACTCGGAAGGTTTCGGCGAAGGGAAGCAAGTCACGGATGACCTGGCCAAGACGCGCATCGAAGCCCAGCATGCGACCATCATCGCGGCTGGCATCAAAGTCGACGCTTCGGAGCAACTTTTCTCGACCGGGACGCGCATGATGCGCGAAGGGTACGACACCCAAGCGCGCCGCAAGGCCGATCATGCTTCGATGATGCTCGCGCGAGAAGCGGGGAACGAGCTTCGCGAGACCATCCTCAAAGAGGGTCGCGAGGACCGCGTAGCCACGGGCCGCGAGATTGCACAGGCCATAACGGTCAACGGTAAGATCTCTTGTTTCGGCCTGACTCTGACCGAACCGGCGATCCGTGGCCTCGCTACCAGGCTGGAAAGCCCCATGCTGGGTTACATCCTAGGGCTTCGGAACCGGATCGCGGCTGAACACGCCAAGGGCGACGCGCGAGACCGTGAGGCGATTCAACGCGACCGAGCGAAGATCGCGGAGGTAGTCCCGCACGAGTGCTACCGCGCGGGGGACGTCGAAGTGAAGCTCCGCACGCGAGCAGGGGTGGGCGACGTCTACGCCGCGGTCTCGCCGTCGTACGTTCCGGCCGATGCCCCCGCGGTCCTTGACCAGATCCTTCCGGACCTCCCCCGAGACGCGCGCGGCTCGTGGAATTACGATCCATCGTCTACCGCGTGGGAGCTTCGGGCCAACGTTTGGACTCCGACCCCTGTGGAAGAGCAAGCGGTAGGGGAGGCCTTCTCTGGGCACGTCTCGTTTCGGAGCCGCGACAACGGAAGCTCGTCCTTCAAGGGTGACGGAGGGGTGCTCCTACTCCGTTGTCTCAATGCCTCGTATTACACTGCAGACTCTAGCGAGGTCTCACGCGTACACCGTGGGCGCATCATGTACGATGTCGGCCTCATGCTCCGAGGCGCGACAAAGGCGATTCGTGCCCTTTGCGAGGCCTGGGGCACAAACCGAGCGCAAGAGGTAGAGCTTCCCCCCGTGCCTCTCTCTGAGGCGATCCCAGGCTTCTACTCCTGGCTTCTACGCGACCGTCAAAGCGTCCTTGCGGGCGTCCTTCCCGGCCGGTCGGCGGAACACGTCAAGGGTTTGACCCAGGCCTTCTTTGACGAGCGACGCGAGCCCACGAAGCTCATTCGTTCCGACTTCGCGCAAGGCTGGACCAAGTACGTACAGCAATGCGAAGCGTCCACTCGACGCGAGGCGGAGAGCGCGATCGGTGACTGGCTTGTGCACCAAGGCAAGCTTGGCTGTGACTTGTCATGAGCGGTCGGCACTCGCACAACAGGCCTCCGGTCGCGGCTCCCAAGTTCCTTCTGCATCTGTCGAAAACGACACTTGCCGATCTTGCTTGGGACCTAGCCCGAACATGTTGCGACGGCGGAATTGACGATGCCGTATCGACGGCCGACGAGCTTGCGAACCGGGCGGAAGCTGTGGCTCAAGTCGAGGCGAAAAAGATTCGAGCGTGGGCGCTGAGTCTCCACGCAAACCCTCTCTCAGAAAGTGACTAAGCCACGGCTCTCGGGGCCTCTCCGACCAAAGAGAGGCCCCTCCGAGTGGGCGCGCGAGACATCCCCCCATGTCTTCGCGCGTCCACTCGGGGGAAAGAAAGGTCAAGCATGTTTCAGGAGATCTCTAGGGCCGCACGCGCGGCTGGGTTACATGTACGTAACTGGTCATCGGGCAAAGACTACCTCTTTGCCGTCTACCAAAACGATGGGTACCTCGGAACGGTTCGTCCGACCGACGGGAGCCTCGTCCAAGATCGACCTTGGTTCAAGCGAGACAAGGCACACTTCGATCGTCTCGTAACGTTGTTTCGAGGTGCGCCGTGATCTCCGCCTCTACCCCGGTCCGTCGACTGACCCACTGGTCACCCGGTACCCTCTGGAGGGTTAGTAGGCCGAGCAACGTATCTACCGCGAGATCATGGATCTCTAGCCCCCCCCTCCCATGACCGACCTACGCCGACCGTGCTCAGACCATCGCATGTTTTGCGTGTTTGTTACGCACACCGGGTGGCGGGTCTTACAGTGCCTCGCGTGCGGTGAAGGCGAGATACTCCCGCCCGAAGATGAAGACGATCGCGCCTCGAACCCTGCTCGCGTGCGGGTTACTTGACCTTTCACGTACGAGGGCAGGGTTCGGCGCACGAAAACCTAAAAAGGAAAGGTCCGATGAACGAATATCTATTCGGAAGTGGCAATGGGCGAGTCGAGTCTGCGACGGCGAACCGAATCGATCGCATCGCGCGTAAGCACGGGGCGACGTTCGTCTCGTGCTCGATACCGGGAGACGGCCCACGATACTGGTTTGCCTGCCCGAATCGAGGGAATCCGTTCGATCAGGCGACGCGTGATGCTGTTTTCGCTGCCCTGTCCGAGGTCGGGTTGCGTGACGCGATAGGCCCGAAATGACACGTCTCCCACGCGGCGTAGCGGAGGGGAGGGCCATGGTCGAGATCTCAACCGAGACCTGGGCTCTCATGGTCGCGCTTCTCGTGCGTGCGGCTCCGCATTGTCCGGAGGCGCTCAAGACCGAGATCCGCGCGCTGCTCAAGAAAGGCTTCTCGACGTGATGCACATCAGACCGTTTCACATGTGGGTCGTCGACGTAGAGCAGGAGGCCAAGGTGGCGCTTGCGCGCCCGCTCTCGCCCGAATGGCGCAAGCGCCTACAGCTCTGGCAAGACTCCGGCGAGAGCGTCTCGGGCGCGGCGTACATGCTCCGCACCATGGAAGAGAACAGGCGCCGCGAGGCAGCATCCTGGGAAGCCGACATGCGTCGCGCGTGTCGAGCTGCCACCCTCGACAACTGCGAAGTCTGCCAGATCGTTGCGCGGCGCAAGAATCCGTCGCACGTGCACCACTGCCACGATTCGTGGGCCGTCTGCCAAGAGCGTGGGTACTGCCTATGCGAGTGTGGAGCGGTACAGAACTGGGAGCCGTCGGAGTCGGAGGAGTGGATCCGGCCTACAATCGGCTGGACCCTTTCAAGTCGAGGTCCCGATGTCTTCTAAAAATAAGGTCGTGCAGCTGCATCCAAGACGAGAGCCAAGACGAGAGCCCCCTATCCGAGATGAGCCCATCATTCGGCGCATCTTGATGGTCCCATGTCCAGATTGTGGCGCACCAGGTGGCGTCGCTTGCGGCTATCCAGATGACCCAAACCATCGCAAATGCGATTGCGGTAAAACCTGTTGCTGCGGCGACTATATCCACATTCTCAGAATCATACGCCGAATCGAAGATCTCAACCGAGACCTTGTCCGGAAGAGCAAACAACCCATGAGGCAAAAGGAGTAACAGAAATGACACCCGCGCTCAAGAGACTCAATCTACCAAAGGTCGAAGCAACGAAACCGCTCCTAATCGAGCTGTTGCCAGAAGACATCAAAGCCTCCACTCGAAACAATCCCGCTAAGTGCGCATTTTCTACAGCTTGCCGGCGCTCCAGTAAGGGCGTGGTGGGCGCCTACTTCTACCGCACGACCGCGTGGCTTCAGTACAGGAATCGTCTTGTCAGGTACGTGCTACCAATCTCGGTGCAGAAAGAGATAGTCGCATTTGACCGGGCAAAAAAGCCAGATCCAGGGTCTTACCAGCTCAACCCGCCGTCGCCAGCCAACCGACTCTCGGCCGTACGAGCTCGTCGCCGTGAGAGCCGACATGACTATCCCAAAAAAGCTAAGCGTTCGAAGTTTGTTCGCCACTTAGTGCCAAAGCCGGACATCTATACCCTTGATGCCCTAAAGACCGCCCTCTTGGCTCTCGGCACACCGACTTGCCTGTGTGGGCATGCGGTCAAGGCTCGTCATGAGCGAGGCAAGTGCAAAGATTGTCCCTGCACTAACCTCATCCCGAGTCCGGATCGATGAGATCCTCTTTCCTCGACCGAGCTGGCCTCTGTTCCGCCTTCGCGCTTGCAGCGTGCGGCTCACCATTCGACACCGGCAAAGACCCCATCGAGGCCTCCGACTCGTCCACGGAGCTCGACACTGGTAACCACCCCGACCACGCGTTACCAAACGATGCACCGCCCGACGTCCACGAATCATCCACGACCGACCACGACGACCCCATAGACGCTGTGGTTCCTGTGGACTCTGGCCACGATTCGCCCGCCCCTCCGGAGGACTCGGGCTGTACACCATTCGGTCCCGCAACGGTCCTCTGCCCGGGAGACTCGGTGGAGTCGACCACCCCGACGCAGTACTGCGTCTACGACTCGACCCAAGGGACGAGCAAGACAGTCGTCACACCAGCCGCTTGCACGTGCAAGGCTACCTACACGTGCGCATGTCTCGAGGCTTCGGTGACCGTCACGAGCGAGCTTTGCGCAACGGGACAGGTCTACGCCGAATGTTCGGAAAACGACGTCGCTCCGATGGTAACGTGCGAGGATCCATGACCGACGCCGACTTCGCCTTTCCTCAAGCTCTCCTGCCGCGCTTGAAACCGCGCATGTCCCCCGCTCTCCTCGGCGAGCTCGCGCACCTCTTTCGAGTCGAAGCGCTTCATGCCGAGGACCAATCGGAACAAGCTCGGCTGTTCTTCATCGCGAAGGACCTTGGCCGGCAGGCTGCGCGATGAGAACCTCCCCCTACACCACGCCCCGGCTCCGTCGGGACGTTTTTCCAAAGGCTGACCCCATGTCGAAGATCGCAGAAACCGAAACCCCCGAGGTGGACGAAGACGGCGAAGACGGCGAAGAGCCGGAAACCCTTCTCGAGGCGTGGGAGACGGACAACGATGAAGTGTGCTACGAGCTCCACGGCTTCGATGACCACGACGAAGTGCTCGCGGTCGGGGGAGAGTCCGACCCCGACGACGAAGAGACCGAGGGAGACGATCGCGTCGTTGCGCTCGCGCTCAATCTCAAGGAACTCGACGAAGCGATCGAGATCTTGACAGAGATCCGAGGCAAAATGGCCGAACGCGACGCTGGGCGCGGTAGCGGGAAGTTGCGGCGAGCGAAGTAGGCCTTGCGTGCTGTTCGCGCGTGTATTACGAAAGTGACACACCATGGAAAACGGAACCATTCCCGCTGAGATCTTCCCCGTCGACAAGACGGACCCTACCGTCACGACCGAAGGTCCGAAGAAAGACTTCCCGGTCGAGCGAACGTTGGGGATCGTTGGTCACCTGAAGACCTACGCGCGCAGCCGGTTGTGGCGGTACGTGAACAAGGAAGTCCCCGGCATGGGCCCAGGATCGATTGGCCGCGATGCGTGTCTCTTCTTTGATCTCGACAGCAAAAGACCCACTGCCTTCGACATCGGAACGAACACCTGGGCGGTCTGGGCGGGAGATGGTCCGCCCGATTGCGAGCCGTTCGAAACCTACGCGCCCGAGACCGAAAAGGTCGCTGCGGACGAGACGACCACGTGCGTCGGCGACGTCAAGGTCCCGCCTGCCGGATCCGTCCAAGTCACCATGGGCGATGGGACTCGCAAGTGGATGGCTCCGAAAGAGCTACAGGAAACAATCGCGAAACAAGTCGGCACCGAGAGAGCAAAAGAGATACTCGACGCGGTAAATGAGCCGAGCGACACAACTAGGAGAGTCGCTGTGGGGCCGCGGCCTCCGGTCTACTCCGTGCGCGACACCTTTCAGCGTATCAAAGAACTCGAGCACGCTCGCTCTGGCTTTACGACCATTCCGCAGAAGCCTCTCACTCCCGCCCAACTTCATGAATTTGGCATCGAGATCTACCGCGCAGGAAGGGCGCTCACGGCAACGGCCACGAAGCTCAATCTCACGCCCTGGCCTTCGGTCTCCACGATGCTCCAAGAAATGCATTTCGCCTCCAACAAGTTGCACGCTAGAGCCTCTGAACTAGAGCTAGAGGCCGTACGCAAGGCGCTGGACTCGAAGTAAGTGCCGTCCGCATCCCCCACCAACACGCGGCTTTCGGCGCTTTGGGTCCTCGACCCGGACAAGGCCATCGCTGTTGTGGCAAACGTCCTCGCTGAGGAGCGGGGCGACATGAAGCACGCGGCCATCCGGCTCCGCGTCGCGAGGCAGACCCTGTATCGATGGGTCCAGGCAAACCAGAGACTACGAAGCGCGGTCGTCAGAGCAAGGTACGAGGCGAAAGAGGAGGCCAAGAGATGAGCTCAGAGCAGGTATTCAAACTCGGTCAGGAAAAGGAAGCCCTTCGGCGTGAGCTCGCGGAGGCGAAGGACAAGATTCGCCAGCTCACGAAGGAGCGAGACGAGGCGAGAGCGAAGCTCGCCGACCGCGAGGCTTCCGCGCTCTCCGCGCCGTGACTCTCACGAACGCGCAGCGCATCGAGCACGGACGGTGCTCGATCTGCCTTCACGTGACGCTCGTGAGGCAGTTCTATACGCCGCGGTACCAAGCGGTATGCGAGCCCTGCGCGCAGCGAGTCGTTGCCGATTTCAAAGACCACGAAGAGACCGAAGCCAGGAAGGTGAGAGGAGAGTACAGCTATGAGTGACGGCGACGTACTTCTCCCGGGCTGGCAATGTCCCGGCTGCCTAGTCTTCAACGGCGACGCCAAAGAGAGACTGGAAGCTTGTCGGTGTTGCGGCGGCCCTCGACCGAAAAACACGGATGAGGCGTTTCAGATGCTCGCAAAGACGCACGCGACGGTACTCGGAAATCTTCGAGACACGCAGGCCCGGTGCTCAGAGCTTCTCTTGTCGTATCGGAACCTGAAAGAGAAGCTCAAGCCCCTGATGACAGAGCTGGGGCCTCTCATCGAAGCCATGCCTTCGGGGCCAGCGTTCCTTGCGCTCGTAGGGGTGAAGAAGTGACCGCCTCCCTCTGTTTTATCCTAGGCGCTCTTCTCGGGTGGCTCGCGCACAAGGGCGAGGTCGAACGAGAGCGAAGAAGAAATGTTTCGCTCGGAAAGGTGTTCGAGAAGCGATGACCCGCTCCGAGTTCATACAGCGAGCGACGATTGCGTTCGCAACAAGCCTGCCCGCGATTTATGGACAACCGCACAATGCGGCGGCGGAAGGATATGCTGTTGGTAGAGCTTTCGGGCTTGCCATCGCTCTCGAGAAGTCTGGCAACGCGCCTTGGACCGCCGAAGAGCTCGAGCCGCACGTACGACGAGACCCCTCATACACGTGCATGATTTGCGGGGCGCTCCCCCTGGCCGGCTGTATCCGGCAGCACCCTGGCTGCGTCGGGTTCGGAACTCGAGGTTGAGGTATGCTCTCCGGCATGAACCACATTCGCCGTCGAACGAGACCCATCCGTGGCCTTGGACAGAGCTACTCGCCCCCCGACTACTTCGATACGGGCTGGGCAAGCGTCTTCGTGGCTGGGTGCGAGAGCATCGGCGCAGATCCGCTGGACGTGGCGGGTCTTCTCTTGAACGAGAGCGTATTCAATCCGACTTCGCAGAACTCGATCGGCTGCGTCGGACTCAACCAGATCTGTCCAGGTAGCCAAGGGATCTTCTCGAGCGACTACACGGTGGACCAGTACCTAGCACTCCCTGTTAGCCAACAACTCCAGGCCGGAGTCTTCCCTTTTTGGCAACAGATGATGAGCAATGCTGGCGTATCAACCATCAGCGCCGCCGAGCTATACTGGCTGAATTTCTTGCCAGCGACGTTCGTTCCCAACTCGCCGTCGAGCTACGTTATCTCACAGCAAGGTGACCCGTACTACTCGGGCAACGCCTCACTCGACGTCGACGGCTCTGGGACGATCACACTCGGCGACCTTCAGCAGGTCATCCAGAACGCAAAGACCAACAACCCAAATCTATATTCCTACCTCGAGACTCAGATCTGCCTTGCCGGAGGGTGTTTCCCGACTACGACGACGATGGTCATCGGCGGTCTCGTGGCTGGGTTCGCTGGGTTCTACGTATGGAGGTACGCTAGAGGATGAAAATAGCCATCGCCACGATGGGAGCTCGAGGGACCGACAGTGTCACGCCGATCACGCTGCTGGTCGCTCGGTCCCTAAGGCTTCTCAGTAACGACTTTTGCTGCCGCTACCTCTCGTCGATCACGCCGGCTGAACTCGCCACAATCCTTTCGTCGGGGCTCGCCTTCATTCCGTTCACGTACGCTGACCAGTTTGACGGCGCTACGACGGTCGCCCAGCTCAAGGCGCTCGGCATTCCGACTGGCGCGACGGTCTTTCTCGACGTCGAGGGCATCGGCCCAGGCATCACGCCCACGCAGCTCATTACGAAAATCAACGCATGGGCCGACACTGTCATGGCTGCCGGTTTCATCGCTGGACTCTACGTTGGCGCGAATGCGCAGCTCACAAGCGCGGAGGTCTACGCGCTTCACGTCACCCGCTACGCCAAGAGCCTTTCACGTCTCATGGACCGCTTCGGGAACCTTGTCGAACCGGATTGCGGATGGTGCTTTATCCAGCTGTATCCGTCGACGACGTGGGCGGGCATCGGTGTGGATCTCGACTTCATCCAGTCTGACTACCAGGGGCGCTTTCCTACGTGGGTCGTCGCTTCGCCGCCGTCGAGCGTTTCGACGCTGCCGCCTTCGGCTTGAGCGCGTGAGGTGATCCATGGACTACAAAGAACGAACATCGATGCTTGCGCGCATGCGGTGTATGGAGTGTCGCGAGCGGCCGACGTCGGCTGACGTTACGCAGATGATGGAGGTGTTCGGGCACGAGCTGCGCCCCGATGACGGGCCCAAGCTGCGGTGGCGGTGCCTTGCTTGCGTTGAGAAAGCTCGGAAGAAGGTGGTTCTTGCATGAAGACGACAACGAGGTGCGTGCGATGCCTCAAGTCGGCGGTCGTATACACCGGATACGTACTACGGGGCCGCAGGGTGGTGCTGGCCGGATGGTGCCGACGGTGTCACAGCGAGCACGGTCACGCTTTTGTCGGTCACCATCAGAAACGAATGGGCCTTACGGAAGCCACCTAAAAAATACGCGCGAGGTTGAGCGATGGGTAGGAGGTCCTCAAACTTACTAGTAGAGGAGTTGTGCATGTCGCCCGACTGTCCGCTAGTTGGCACTCATTGGCACCCGTTTAGGCTAATAGACTACATCCATACCGCCAAGACAGACATGGTTGCCAATGTCGAGTCCGTCGAATTCAGCGTGACGATTCGTGTTCGTCCGGTCAGTCGCGGCATTCTGAAACGCGCCAGGAAGAAGTGAGTTATGACCGAGAAGCAGATCCTGGAGGCGATGCGGACGTACATGAGGCGGCTCGCTGTCGCTCTCAACAACCTAGAGCGCGCGAGTGCGGATGTCACTCACGAGAGAGTAAACGTGAGACGGATGCAGACGGCATTGAGATCGGTCCGCGCGCGTAAAGGCCGCAAGACACGTTCCCGATGATACGCGCGGAGGTTCCAATGCGAGGAATGGTTGCCTGTCTAGGTTGTGGGTTCAACGTCGAGCAAGAGGACGTCAGGCCTATCGGTGAGACTGGCGGTTCAGCGACGTTTGAGGGGGAGTGGTGCCGCGCGTGTAGGCGCTGCATGGAGTGTCCGGACATGCGCGAGTCGTATCGACGCGGGTTCAATGCCGGGATGAACGCGATCGCCGACGCGCTTTCGAAGTCTCTCGGCGAGGCCCGCGCCGAGCTGAGAAGGCCGGACGGGCGGTAACCAAAAACGTGTGCTCGCGAGGATACCAATGACCATCGAGGCCTGTGCAATCTGTCACGTCGACCACCTTGAGCCGAATGCTCCGAGGTGTAAGGCAGAGCCGGCGCAGCACTTGGAAGAGGAATATCCTGGCGAACCTTACGCGCTTCGGTTCCACCGCGAGCGTGACAAGGCGCTAGTCGAACAGGGGCGACGGGAGGAGCGGGCGCGCATCGTCGCCTTCATCCGGAACATCCCAGGTGTGGAGGAACTGCCCACCGTGTGGACCTTCTGTCAGGATCTCGCCTCGCGCATCGAGCGAGACGCGCAAACATGAACGTTTCTTATCGAACGCCTGCTCTCGTGCTTGTGCCGAGCGAGTATCGTGGGCCACGTGCCGTTTGTCCGGTCTGCGGTATGAAGCGATGGGCCCGCGACAACGACGGTCGCGATCCGTGGATCGCTGCGTGCTCGCGCGCTGTCGCATGTCGGGGTGCCGGATGGTTCCGGCGCACGTTCTTGAGAGGATGTCGGCGACTCGACCTCCACTTACATCAGTCGTGCACGTTTTGTGGTGCGAAGTGGACGTGCGGCCCGAACGCCGACGATGCCCGATAACCGACAAGCCTAGAAATGTGCGCGAGGCGATCATGAGGACGAGGAAGACGACGTGCCGACATCCCGCCGCGTGGCAACTGCGTTCCGTGAGGGTTGGTCGCGCTTCGGTGAGACACGAGTGCCTCAAGTGCGGGAAGGTCGCCTTTGACGACCGTAGTGGCCCTCCTCTTACCTGGATTGAGGGCAGCACGATCACCGAAAGGAAGCGGGAAGCAGGTACCCGATAAGATGCGCGCGAGGAAGAAAACATCGAAGGTCGTGGCCGAGAAGCCACCCATGTGCGTGACAGGCATGCCGTGTGTCTATGACTCGAGATTGGGAGGGGACTGTCTGAACCGATGCGGTTCGCAGTTGTTTCGAGGCAAGTACATCCCGGCACCTCGTCGCCAGACTCGACGACATTCGACGAGCGATCGAGTCTTAGAAATGCGCGCGATTCAGGCCGACACGAAGGAGACCAGCCGATGAGTGATTCGTGGAAAGAGCACGACAGACCTTGCCCGCCATGCCCCGATTGCGGGGCGGAGCTGTACGAGAGGTTCTGGGGTAACGGAGGGTGGGCCAAAACCGACAAGGCGACCGGAGGAGGTCACGGAACCACCGACTGCGTGCTTCGCCTTCGGCGCCGCGTGGTGTCGCTGGAGAGCGCCGTTCTCGAGGCAGCTAGGCACTTGTGCGGTCGATGTGAGTGTGCCGAAGATGAGATCGGGTGCGCGCAACGGACAGAAGATGCCCTAGAGCCCTTCGTGGATACAGGTCCGCCGCCTACGTATGAGTTTCAGCTGAAGGGTCGGCTCTTTACTCCGGTCGACTCGGATTTCGTCAAGTGATCTGCGCGCGAAGGAGGGCTAGACGGTGGAATTTCAGGTGGGCGAAGGAGAACCTTTACGAGGACGGGTCGCCTATCGTGCGTGCCATGAAAGGCTAGGTTGAGGAAGATGAAACTAGAAGTGTTCTCGTGTGATTGGTGCGGCGCCCACGCGCCAGGCTATGGCAGCGTGGGAGAAGGTTGGGCCGTCCATCTCCCCGGGTCCATGCCCATCGACAAGGCCAACTGGACTCACCTCTGTGCTGGGTGCGTCGCTGCCCGTATCGACGCGATCGAGGCAGCCAGGAAAGCGATTCAAGCGATTGCCCAGAAGAAGTCCGCCAAGTTACTCGGCCGGACGCACGACCCGGAGCGGTGCTGGTGCGGGGACGATCATTCGCCATGACCACGAAAATGAACGACAAGTGCCTGCACTGCAACCGGCCACGCATAGCTCATCTCGATGGCAAGGTAGCGGTCAAGAACCGGGAAGGTCGTTTCGTCATCCGAACGATCTTCGGGCTCTGCCCTGTCGGAACGCCGCTGACGACCTACCAGGTCGCCACACCCAAGAACATCATCCAACAGAAAGCCGCAGCTCACGCTCGCGCGGCGAGGGTCTACGTCATGGGTCGGAACTGCGCCTCTCGCGTGAGCGAAGCTCTGGCAGACACCCGAAGACGGAACGAAGCGGCCCGAAAGCTGCATCAGGAGTAGCTCATGCTAATCGCGCTGTTTATTCACCTCTTGGTAGCGGTCATCGTGTTTTCGTTACTATTTTACCTCGTCACGCTCGTGACGACGCTTCTCCAGCCCCCGATTGCTCAACCGGTCCGCGTTGTTTTGATCGTTCTGCTCGTCCTGGTCGCGATCTCATTTCTCCTCGGCGATGTCGGGCTCTGGGGCGACTGGGGCATCGGGTATCACCACCGCTGGTGAAAAAACGCGCTAGGCTGTGGCGAAATGACAGAGACGCCTCCCTCACCTCCCGCCTCGCCTCTCCCTAACTGGGCCAAGCTCACGATCCACATCACGATCCTGACCATCACAGGCGTGGCAGCACTCACGCAGGTTCCTCAGGTTTTCACGATGCTGGGCCTTCCCGCCGCAGCCCATTGGGCTGGGCTCGTCGTCACTTGGGCCGGGCTTGCGTGTGCCTACGTCCTCCGCTCCCCCTCGCTCCTCGGGTGGCTGTCTCTGCACGACCCGGACGATGTCATTGCGGCTGAGTCCGCTCGCATTCCACTTGCCCAGGTGAAGCCATGAAGAAGCTCCTCCTAATCCTTCCGCTTGCGATCGGGTGCGCCGACGTTCAGACCGCGCTCACCGACATCCAAATCGGCTGCACGGCACTCGCTCTCGGACAGGCCGTCATCCCAGCCGGTACGCCTGCTTCAGTCGTTGCAGCCGATGTCGAGATCGGGTGCGACATTCTCGAAACTCTCGACGCCGAAGTGCAGAAGATCGTCACGGCATACGAGGCCGATCAAGCGGCACAGGATGCTGGGCCACCCGTGAACGTTCCATATACCGCGGCCCCCTTCGTCCAGGAGCGCGTACGCGCGAGAAAGGCAGCGAAGCGGCTATGACCTTCCCGGTTTCACACCTCAAACCCACGCCGCGTCACAAACTCGCCGCTGCGACACCTCACGAAACTCAAGTCGCACCGTCGCAGTATCTCGCGCTTCCGTCGAAGCTGTCGATGTGGTGGAACAACGTCGACGGAGATTGTATTGCGGCGGGGGAAGCTGCCGCGAAGGCCACCACGGGCATCTTCATCACCGATGACACGGTGAAGGCGTGGGCGACCGCGAACAATGACCTGAACGGAGGGGACATCGAGTCGCTCTTGACGACAATGCAGACCGCGGGCTTTTCGCAGGACGGAAATACGTACTGCGACGGCCCACACACTGCTGTTGATTGGACCGTGCCGGCGACACTCCAAAGCGCGATCTCGCGGGGCCCTGTCAAGATCGGCGTGGCCGCTGCCCAGCTCCAGAACGTCCCTGGCATCGGTCAGGCGAATGGCTGGTTCGCGACTGGCTTTACGCCTGACCAAAACCTTGACCATGACACGGAGCTTCTCGGCTACGGCCCGATCGATTGGCTCGCTCAATGCCTGGGAATGCCCCCGCCACGAAACGACGGACCTGGCTACGCTCTCTTCACATGGGGCACTGTCGGCATCATCGATGCCCCGAGCCTCTTGGCCATCGTGGGGGAAGCGTGGCTACGGAACCCCACTACGGTCACCATTGGCACCTCTCCTCCCACCCCCGACTCGGTGGCTACCTTCCCGAAACCACTCTCTGACCCCGACGCAACCGCTCCTCACAGGTGGCTCATTGAACGAACAGATATGCAACTCTGCTACGCGCAGGACGGTCATCGTGTGGGGTGGGTGACCTTCAGCGATCCATTTGCCTGGAGGTTTGACACGCAAGCAGACGCGGATCGGATTATCGAGAGCCACAAGCTGCCCGACGTGCGCGCGAAGGAGGTGGAGATGATGCCTGACTACACGGTCATTCTCCCCACTGGTGCTCCACCGAAACCACTGAGGTCGTGCTCACGACCTCGGACCGGCAGCGAAGATCTCGTGAGCGCCGAGCGCGTGCGGGCCGCTCGGGACGACTTGTTGGCCTGGATGGATATTGTCGACAAGCATCCAGAGGACATGCCCGAGATTTCGGCGAAGATCGATGCCGAGTTCCGAGCATGCTGGGAAGAACTTGACGCCGCGCTCGACGAGCGAGCTAAGGAACGGGCGGCAAAGACTTGAGGCTTACGCCTCCCCGGTTTCGTGCAGATAGTCAAAGAGGGTGTCCAGACCCTCGATTAGGTCTTTCTCCGCGCGCCCCTTAGTGTCTCCAAGGCCGTAGACGCCTGGAATTGACGGACAGTGGGCCGTCCAAACACCCTCATCCTGCCAGACAATGTAGTCGTAACTTCTTTCGCGACTCATGCCCGACAGAATAGGTCAAGGAACGAGCGCGACCACAGAAGACGGGGGCGGCTCGACCACGAGCCAGATCGACGCGAGGAGGGAGCGGTTCATGGCCATCTGCTCACACCGCTCCGTCCTGCGAGTACAGCCCATAAAACCATATAAGCCCTGCTCTCGAAGCCGATTCAGTGCCTCTCGAGCGCCATACGACCTCGCCGGAGGCATGACCTGCCACGCGCCTTGCTCGCCCAGTGCTCCATGGGCCGTTCGTTCGAATCCGCTCTCCATCCCCGCGATTAGGATGAGCTGCGCGGCCTCTCCAGGCGCTGCGTCGGTACTCGCGACGTCGGAAGCAATCGCGCGAATCTCTCGGTCTGCGTGTCCATTTGGTACGACATGGGCGTGCCAGAAGATTGCGCAGAGGGCGTAGGCAAACGAGACGAGCCAGGTATTCATGGCCAGGGACCCTCCCTCGAGAGCCCGCCGCACGTCAACCCTTGACGAGCGTGCAATTCGGTACGTCCCCTTGTAAGCTCCCCTCCATGGCGTCCAGGCACCACAAAGCTCGTGTCGAAGCTGCGCGTAGAGCGGGGTGGCGGGTCGAGCACGCTGGTAGCTGGAGCCGCTTTCGACGCGATCCGTTTCGTCGAACGTCCAAAGGGACGATCTACAAAGTCATCGACCCTCGCGGTCGAACGCGCAAGAGCGGCTTCAAGTACCGCGAGACCGCCGAGCTTGCGATGATCGGGATGTACGAACGGAGCCTCGGTGCACGCGAGAACCCTGTCAAAGACTCAAGCGTCGCTCTCGGGGGCGCAGCGGTCCTCGCTGTCGCCGGGGCTGTCGTGTTTCTCATCGTTCAGAGCAAGACCGCACAGCAGACAGCGGCGCTCCAGGCCGCGCAATCGCAGGGAGTGCCGATTCCATGACCACGGAGGAGACCGTCATCCTCGGCGTCTTCGGCGTGCTCGTCGTCGGACTCTTCGGCTACGCTCTCTACGCCAAGAGCTCTCCCGCACCCGCTGCGCAGGCTCCCGCTACTCCCTCCACAGACGCAGAACCTCCTTTCGTCCCCGGTTTCTAACCAAGGATCTCAGCATGGCCCGTCGACATTCCAGAAGGCGTCACTCCTCGCGGCATCACATGTCGGCCGCGGCACGGCACCACGCCATCGCGCACGCGGGCAAGAAGCCCTGGACGACCGAAGAGAAGGTCATCGCAGGAGGCTTCGCCGCCGTCGCTATCGGCGTGCTCGGCTACATCCTTCTGGCCCCCGGCGTGGCGAGTGCTTCGACGAGCTCGAGCTCGGCTCTGCCGGGTGGGTCCGGAGGTTCGGGCGGTAGCGGCGGCTCGGGCGGCGGAAGTTCAGGCGGCGGATCTTCGGGAGGGGGTGGCGGCGGAGGTGGCACGTCCGTAACGGGCGGCCCCTTCTCGACCGACCTCGGCCCGGGCGGCTCGAACACCAACCTTGGCCCGGCAAACACGTCGACGGGCGACATCGGAGATGGAGGCTGAGCCATGGCGAAGAAGAACAGCAACACGAAGACTGTCCTGGCTGTAGCCGGCGCTGTCGGGTGCGCTGGTCTGGCCTACTGGCTGTGGAGCTCGAGCCAGACAGCCGCAGCGGCGCCCGCCTCAACGACCTCGCTCGCGCAGTCGATGACACTGCCCAACCCAAACCAGAACTCACTTCCTGCCGCGTCGACGACGGGGACGACTACGCCGGCCACTCCTCCGTCGGCGGCGGTCCCGACGCCGGTTCTTCAGAGCGGTGGTGAGGGAGGATTCTCGTTCGCATGAAGCGATTCAAGAAACGTAACCCGCTCACCTCGACCGAGGACGGCCTTCTCGGTATCGCGGCCATCGGCATCATGGCGCTCGTCGGGTACGCGATCTATTCGAAGCAGGCGCAAGCCTCTTCGGGTGCCGTCGCCCCACCAAATCCGCTTATCAACCAGCTCCAGAGCTCCGCGACGACGGCTGCCGCAGGGGGGTTCAATCAGGGGGCTTCACCGTACGCACCTTCAGGGACCACAGGCTAAATGAGACGCAACCCTGCGGGTCCCCTTGGCCTCTCGACGGAAGAGTGGCTCCTCGTCGGTGTTGGCGGGGTGGTCGTAGGGGCCATCGTCTGGGCGGTCTACAACGTCCAGGAAGCCGCCCAAAACGCTGCCGACTCGGCAGGTGGAGCAGGCACCGCGGCGCAGGCGGCAGCCGACCAGGCGTCCGCAGCGGCCGACCAAGTGGGAGAGCAGCTCTACCAGGTCCAGCAGACCGGTCAGGACGTACAGGGGCAAATTGCCTCAGCTCAAGGGCAAGCAGCTCCCGCGACGAACCTCGCGCAGCGGGTCGAGAACTGGTGGGATAGTCTATGAGCGCCGGATTCGCCGTCTCGCTCGGGTCGCTGGGTGCCGTCCTCGGCATTACGGCGGCTGTCATCTCGACTGGCAGCGACGGACGCAAGGTCGCTCAGATCGCTGGCCTAACGCTCGCTGGCGTCGGCCTGGGGCTCTTCCTCGACCCGGATGGGGGAGCGGGCGAGACGACCGCTGGGCTCGCTGCAGGCGCACTGGGGACCGGTATCGCGGTGTTCGGGGGCCAATGAGCGCCAAGACGCGCATCTACGGCAAGGGAGCCTCTGATCTGGCCGTAGTCGGTCTGACCGCAGGCTTGGCCGTGTGCGTCGGCTACATCGTGTACAGCTACCGACAAGCTACTGCGTTGCAGGCTCAAGCCGACGCCTACAGCTCGCAAGCCCAACAGACCCAACAGACGATCCTGCAAGGCCTCCAAACCCCAAGCGTTCCAAGCGCTCCCCCCGATTTCGGGCCTTTATACCCCGGTGGCTACACATGAACAAGGCTCGCCGTCGCCTCCAGAAGGCTCGTAGACGTGCCAGGCGACTCGTAAACTTCTTTCTTCTCAACACATGGAAACCGATGTGGGATCACATGATAACAGCGCCACCAAGAGGCGGTAGCTTGATCATTACGGCCATCGATCGTCAACCTGGCGTACTGAGTGTGGCGCAGCCATGACCTGCGCCTGTTCCTACCGCGCGGGCGACCGAGTCAAGGTCGTGATGGGGGTCATGGGCTCGAGGACGGTGTACGGCACCGTCCGCGATTGGCCTGAGGAACGGTGTCATTTCGTCCAGTGGGATGGCGCCGGCGGCTCTACGGGGCTCCCAAACCTGAACGTTGAGCGCGTCGACCACGACACGTTTTACGACGGCGTACTCACGTGGGACATCTGCCGCGTGTCGGAGATCCAGGCATGACCGCCCCCCTCACGCTCGTCCCGGCCGGGCTCGCAGGAGCTGCGGCCTACGCCTACGAAGGCGGCAGGACCGACGAGGAGGCCTTGGTGCTCATCGGAGGCGCCTCGGCGGTGGGACTCGGCGTGTCGCTCATGGCCGTCGAGCAGAACTACGTTTGGGGCGGCCTGCTCGCTGCGGTGGGCGCGTACGTGGCGTATTCGACCATGCGAAGGTAGCCGCGCTGCCGGGCGGGCGCGGGCTGGCGCTTGTACTCCGGAGTGTTATGGGCCGTCCGCCGCTGCAGGCGTGCTCGCCGGAAGCGATGCCTGAAGGTCCGCGATCTGCTGCGCGCTCTTGCCGGCCGCGTACAGCAAGTACCCCAACGTTCCGGCCACGAAGAGACTTGCGCCCGCGAGCCAGAGAGACTGTTCGTTGTTGAACGTCGTAATCGGGTTTCGCCTGCGCCTCATGGATCGACCTTATCACGGCCTTCTTTCAAGATCTCTTCGACCTTCGCCGCCGTAAACTTGTCCCCCGAGCCGCGTCGCTCAGGCTTCGTAGGCGCTTCGCTCTCGAGGAACGTCCCCATCTCGATCCGGTCCAGTCGCTGTGTGAGCACTTCCAGGAGCTCCCACAGCGCTGGAGAAACGCTCGTGTCCAGCCGGAGGCGGTTCAGAAGATCGACGGTCTGGGCTCGAAGGGCTTCTCGGTCCACACCGTAAGCCTAACAGGCCTTCGCACGCTCGCCCTGCGCGCAGGAACACTTCTCCGCAGCCTCGCCGCACTCCGGGCACCACGTCTCGTGCAGTACCGTGTAGAGCGCCACGCGAGTCTCTGGCTGGAGACCCCGCATCACCGCGCCGTAGTAGAGCTCAGGCTTCATCTTCGCCGACGCGTGACAGAACCACCACACGAACGTCCCGATGAGCGCCGTCCAAGACATCATCGCGACGAGAGCAGCGAGAAAGACCTCGGCGAAGGTCACGGCAACTTCCCCGCAAAGCGTAGCTTGAGAATCTCTCGCTCCTTCGGAGTCAACGTCGAGAGGATGCGCTCAATGCGACGCTTTGACTCCCGGCTGGCGTCGATGATGTCCGAGGATGGAGGCTGCACCTGTTGGTGCTCCACACATACCCCGCCGGGCGACTGCTCGCAGGCCGAGCACGCAGCGCTCACGCGACCTCCGCGGCAGCTCTCTCTGGCGACGCCGTCACCTGATTCGCTCGAGCCACCGCTACGGCACGGATCCATGAGCCCAGGTGCTGCTGGTCCTGCATCGCAGCTCGGCGCACGCGCCGGTAGTCCGCAGGTCGAAGCCGAAGGCTCGCAGGCTCACCATCGCCCTTCGACGTCTCGAAACGAAGCGTAGGTGTCGGGATACCCTCTTCGGTCATAGCGAGACGCAGCAAGACCGCTTCGCGGATCCAGACGGTCACAATCTCTCCCTCTTTTGCCGCGGCGGCACGCACGGTCTGAAGGTCCCGACGGGGGAACCGGATGCAGATGGGGAAGATCGGCGAAGCCTTGGTCGCTGGTTTCTTAGCCACGGATCGGAAGCCTACGATGCTCGCGAACGTATTGCAACGGACCTCGGTTCATCACGTTACAGGCCACGCATCCTACGGTCCATCACCTCTCGCTCAAGACGCTTGATCGCGCAGCTGTGTTGGTAGATGGATTCGAGGAGCCTGCAGGTTCGACAGCGTAGGGTCTCGATGTTTGTCGACCTTGCCGCCCTCGTAAGTGGTCCGACCTTGCGCGATCGACCACACCGCGGACACCGAACCTTCACGGCCACGGGGCTGCCAGTCATACAAACGGCCCCGCGTACGTCGCTCGCTCGAGATCTTCCGGGTAGAAGCGATCGAGACCACTTCGAAGACGTGGTGGTTGTGCGAGAGCTACCTGACGGTGAGCCTGGGCGATATACCTGAAGTTGTCGCTCCCGACGCTCAAGATCTCCCAACGTCGACCATCCAAGAGAAATTGCACCGGCACGCCCAGCCGAACCCATGCTGGAAACGACTTTCTCTGATACCCGCACTTCGGACAAGGCTCTTCGCGGTCTTTGAGCAGATGCCCGTCGCGCGTCAGGCGCTCCGGATCCATGTAGCGTCCGAGGGTCATTCCTGCCTCGCTACCCGCGATCGTAGGTCTCGCAACGCAACGGCTTTGTTCTTGAGCGTCGACCGCTCATCTTCAGACACTGCGCCGAGACCCGTCGGTTTGTGATAGATCTCGACCCTGGTACCCGGCCCGATGACGATGCGAAGGTCCTCGAGACGGAGGACCTCGCTCCAGTCTACTTTCGTCGCGTCCTCAGCCGCTAGCAGAGCGTACGCTGCCGAGGCCGCGTCTCGGACCGTACTGTCGAGGGCTCCGTTGACGGAGTCGTGCAAGTCTCTCAGTGCGACGATCAGCTGCTCTCGAGTGGGGCGGGTCACTTCACTCACGGTAGCTCCCGTTCGATGTCTTCGGCGATGAGCTTGCGAATCGTGTACGTGCATGCCGAAGATGGGGGCCCGTTGCGGAGGTACTCAAGGATGCGAGCACGCTCGGACTTGTCCGCAGATTTCCATAGGTCCCCGCAGGTTGGGCAGGGAACACTGAGATCTCCTGGGAGGCCTTCAAGAAACGCATCTGTCTCTGACCCCAGATCGCCCCCAGAGTGTCCTCGCCAGCGACGAAGTAAAGCTGTCGCTTGCATCAGTCTCGTCAAATCGACGATCGCTCGCGTACTTCGTTCGAGCTCGCCTCGAACCTCGGCCGCAATCTCACTGACAACCTGAGCGCACAAGGCCGTATGTTCGGCCCTCGGTTTCTCGTCTGGAATCGCTCCGCCACACACCTTGCACGAAATCATCCACGCCACTCTACCTGTCTACGTACGTATTGCAACAAGTCTCATGTTACATTTGGACGATGCACTGGCTCACCATCGACGAGGAAGACGTGCTTCTCGAAATTTCCTCTGCCTACCCCCACGCCGATCACGAAGACGTGTCGCCTTACACGCATCCCGACGACGTCTGCGATCGTCTTGTCGCTCGAGGCCTCGCTCGCGAGACCCCGTGCCCGACTGATCCAGATGCCATCCACATGGAGATTACGGACACCGGCCGCCTCCTGCTCAGGCTGGCGGGGGCGGTGAGGGAGTGAAGGGCTGTGTAGAGCTTTGGTTACCGACCTCCACCTTGAGAAAGATTGGCTCGCGCGCTTGTGAGCTGAAGAACCGCGTGTTGCGCATGAAAGTTTTGCCACCGACGAGCAAGCTCAACGTCGCATAGCTCCGTTGTCGTACTTCCGTCTTTGGTCGGCTGAACCGAGATGTTCTCGTAGGTCAGTCCGACCTCAGCCAGAAAGGACTCGACCAACGAGAGAAAGGTCTTCGGCGGACGGTGATCCACGTGTGCGGAGTGACGCGTCACTTGGATCCCAGTGATCGCGCACCGAGCGTCCGTTTCGATCGCAAGGTCTCTGAACTCGAGCACCTGGTACATAACAAGGCGACGGAGAGCCGAACGCACCTCCTGTTCGTGCGTTGGCGGAGTTAGACACGATCGGAAACTCCAGTCTGTCTTGCTCCCATCCAACCGCTCTAGCCAGAAACAGCGCCCACCGAAACCGTCTGGGTTCACGAAGAAGCGAGCGACTCCAACTCCTACTTTCTGCTCATATTCCGGATGCATAGCTAGCAGATCGAGAAGAAAAACCTCGTCTACGGGCCCACCGTCCAGCATTGAGCGACACTGCGCCGTCACAGCTGCCTTCGTTGGGTAGTCCCTGCCCGCAAGGCAGTACGATTTCTTCATATCATCACGATAAAATAGAATTTTCTCATATTTACAACCTCACTGTTATGGTTGAGCTGGTGGAAGCAAAGGTGGAAGCGGTGGAAGCCAGGTGGAAGCAGCAGTGTAAACGCCTCCACCACTTTATTGTATTGTTACGATGGTTTGAAAAAAAAGTGGAAGAGGTGGAAGCATTTCCTTGGATCAGGACATTAGCGCGCGCGCACGCACGCGCACGCGCACGCGCGCATGATCCCGGTTACCGAGAATCGGCTCCACCGCCTCCACCGAAGCTAAAAATTGGCCATTCATTTTTAGTTCAACCCACTAGGATCCTTGAAAAATTCTCCCTGCGATGGTCCGGTGGAAGCAACATCGGTCGCCTCCACCGGGCCTCCACCAAGACCGACAGCCCCAACCATCGAAATGAGTGAACATCCAGCTATATGGATTGGATAAACATTTGATATTTTGGTCTTTTTTACCGCAAATCCCAACTCACGTAAACGTCCAGCGAACTTCGAGCTCGACACTGCGCGGTGCCCATTGAGCTCCGCCCACTCGCGGTAGACCCTGTAAGCCTCTCCCGCAGGCACGCCTCGCCCAGAAGGGGCCGGAGTGACCCGATCCTCCATGAAGGCCGTTATCTGGTCTGCTGAGCGGCACCAAACAGCCATTTCCCGCTCATGGCTACTCGGGATCGTGTGTCCCTTCTGAGCGAGGATGCGAACCGCTCCCTGCAGCGCCCACGAGACGAGCTGCGCCTTCTCGGCAGCAATGATCTTCTCGGCAATGAGGGGGTCGCGAGCCGAGTCTCCCGTGAACGACCGATTGAAACGGACGACGATGAACCGACGCCAGAAGCCTCGAGTCTGGTCTGGAGTCCCTGGGAGGCGGTTGGCTAGAAACAGATGTCCGGCACGGGGCTTGAACGTAAACGGATCGTGCCGAATGCGGCGCCCGGTGATGGGATCCCCCGCCACCACGGCCTTGAAGGCCTCGCTGGAGATGATGTCGCTTTCGGGGAGCTCAGCCACGGTGTTGAGCAGCTTCCCGGCGAGCATCGCGCGACGGTATTCCTGGCCCCACTCCTGAGGCGGGATCGATTCGATCGAACCAGGAGGAAAAGCTGTTGCGATGATTTTCGCGAGCGTGCTCTTGCCCTCGTCACCCTCGCCGATGCAGATCACGCAGCGCTGGAACGTCGTTGCGAGTCCGGCGAGTGATGCTCCGAGGTGCTCTTGGAGAGCCGCAATCTTCTCGGCTTTGTCATCGTCGTCTCGAAAGAGGTCGTGGAGGAAACTCACGAACCGCTCGGCGGGAGCGGTCTGTTCAAACGGGAATGGGTAGCCGAAGCGCGCGCGATTCTCGGGCACGTGGGGCGAGAGCGTGACCCCTTCTGGCGAGACAGTCGCGAAGCCGTTGGAGAACGCGAGCCCCGGAGGCGCTTCCGAGAAATAACCAAGCTTTGCGACGCGGTCGTAGGCAAATTGCCTAGCGCCGTTCGAGTCGCTCAGTTTGATGCGAAGCGACTTGCTCTCCCCCTTTACGGGTGAGCCGGCCATGCCCTGGACAAACAAGGACTGCTCTTCACGCGCGACGAGAGCGTGAAGGCCTCGCTCGGGGTTGTAGCCAAAGAGTTCGCTCTCATCTCCCGTGAGAATCGTCCTGTCCTTGTTCTGTAGGAGGGTTAGCAAGCGGTCTGCGATTTCGACTTGGTCGCCACGAAGGAACTTGAACGCGCCGGGCGTTGCGGACGGAGTCGAGCCGTTCAGGTTTTCGGGAGGTGGAGGAGGCTGAAGCTCGGGTCCGTTGGGTGACGGCCACGGCTCGAGGCTGTCGAGGTCGCCTCCGGCTTCGAAGTGATCGGTAATGTCCTTGCCGAGCTTGGACTCAACGACGATGAGCGAGCGAGCGATCCCGTTTAGGCTGGAAAAGACAGCCTTGGCGTATTGGCGACCAGGCTCGTCGGCGTCGGAGACGATGACAACATCTCGTCCCAAAAGAACTTTGCGAGCGTTATCGACCGAAGCGTTCCAACTCTTCGCGCCCATCGCGCTTGTCGTCGCGACGCGCCCGCGGGCCAAGAGAGACTCGACATCTTTTTCACCCTCAACAAAGAAGACGGTTTCTTCGGGTGAGGCCGAAACAAGCTCTGGTAGCCGGTAGAGAACCCGGCGAACCCCTTTGGTCCCCGTAGCCCAGTCACTTCCCTGCGGGCGTCGTTGCCAAAACCTCTTGGGCCAGGTTCGAACTACCTGAAACAGGAGGCCCCCCTTTTCGTCCCTGTAGTCGTATTCGATGTCAGGGATCTTCCGGATATCAGACCTTGCCTCGTTGTGGGTCGTCCCGCAGTCACACGGGCCATACACCTTGTGGACGAACTCTCCATGATCGTTGGGATCAAGGTTCCCGGCGCGATCTCTGCGAGAGCAGTGAACCAACTTTCCGTCGGTAGAGGTAAACCCCCCACACCGTCTACCTTCTCCTCGCGGGTCCTGGTCCGCTCCGTCGCAAATCGGGCAACGGTTGCGCTTGGAGTGGCGCTGGACCCTGGAGACCGTCATGGTCGGATACCGACCTCACGACACAGTCTTCGGTCCTGAACAAAAGCCTCACCCATCGCGAGCCGCCCCACGGCTTTTCCTCGCCCTAAGTGGAGCCCCACGGAGACCACGAGGTGGGGCCAGGAGGCACCCCGTGGGTCCCCACTGAGAGCGAGGAAGCGACCGTTTTGCCGGATGCCATCTCATCCGTCAACAACTCCGATTTTTTCGCCCTCAAGCCAGGATGAGGAAGCTTTGGCGTTTCGCGACCATGGCGCCGCAGATCTCAAAAGACGTGCAGCTGCGAGGACGAGATTTTCGTTGCTCGATGTCGACGTGCGTATTACAGCTTGGCTCGTCGTTCGAGGTTGTCGGTTACCGCGAAGCGGAGAAGGGCCAGGGAAGAGACGTGAACGTAGGAGAGCTACGGAAACTGTTGCGCGGCCTCGATGCCTCGATGCCTGTTGCGCTTGAGATAGATCAGGCAGACATGCCTGAGAGCATGGAGCCTAGAGGGATATCGATGTGCGACCTGTCTCGGGCAGTCGTAGAGGAACGCGGCGACGAGGTCGAGCGGCTCTACCTGTGGGGTGACGAGGAGGAGCTGGGGGCGGAAGAGACTCGAGCTGAGTTGAGTGTGGTCAAGTGAGTCGCCGTGCAGAGAGCCGGGGAGACGTGCTTCGAAGGGTCGTGGAGTGGCTTGCCGATCGTCTTCCTGCGCCGCGTGTCATCTACGACCGAGATGGAAAGAGCCCGTACCTCTCTCGCTACTATCTGCGGGGCCGACCGACGATGCCGGATGGCTCGGAGCCGTTCGCGTCTGACGGCTCCCCGAAAGTAGATTCGATCGGGCCTGAAGGGATTGGCGTCTATCTTCACAAGTTTCATCGAGGCGACTCGGACGAGGCGTTGCACAACCATCCCTGGATCTGGTCGCGGAGCCTTGTGCTGGTCGGCGGCTACGTCGAGGAGCGACGGGTTGAACGATGTGTTGAGCGCCGAATCGTCCGCCCGTTCACGTGGAACAAGATCGATGCGAACGACTTTCATCGAGTCGATCTCATCGAGAAAGATTGTTGGAGCCTGTTTATTGCCGGCCCGAAGACTGGGAAGTCGTGGGGCTTCTGGGATCGGTGGACGGGCCGGTTTCTGCCGTGGCGCGACTTCATTACACAAGTGCGTGGCAAGGGGTGGGACTCCGGCGACTCGGTGCGATCTTGAGCCTCCGCGCAGGCGTCGAGTGTGTAAGCAGCTCGGAACTGTCTATGTTCCGTCGTTGCGCGCGCGAGCACTACTTCAGCTACGGCCTCCGTCGCGCGAAGCGAGCACCGAAGAAGGAAGCTCTTACGAAGGGCCTAGCGGTCCACGGCGCGGTGGGTGCGCACCACCGCCACGAACCCGTCGATCTCTCGCTACTGGGTCCGGATCTCCGGGCTCTCTATCACGGATACGTCGGTTACTGGACCGATGAGACAGGTCGAGACCGGATGATCGACGTCGAGCGAACCGACGTTCCGTTTAGGATCACGATCGAAGGCATCCAGGTTCAAGGCGAGCTCGACGGAGTTGGTGTGCGTCGCGACACCGGCAAGCGCGTCATCATCGAGCACAAAACATCCAGCGAGGACATCTCCACGGGGAGTGCGTATTGGCAGAAGGTCTCCGCGACCGACGCGCAAGTGTCGATCTACCTGGCCGCGAGCGCGCAGAAAGGCTGGGGTCAGACGGAAGTTCTCTATGACGTCCTCTGGAAGCCGCGCCTTCGACTGAAGAAGGACGAGACCGAGCAGGAGTTCGAGGGGAGGGTGCTCGAGGACATCGCAAACGCGCCAGAGAAGTATTACCAGCGCGCGACCGTGGTCCGTCTCGAGTACGAACACGACGCGCACTTCAGGGACTTGGTTGGCACCGTGCACCTCATGCAAGCGGCTCGCGCGATGGGTCCGCACGTCCCTCGCAACGTCGATTCGTGCTTCAAATGGGGCTCGCCTTGCGAGTTCTGGGCTGTGTGTGGCGGTGGCGCGGACATATCGGATGACACCCTGTTCATGGAAAAGCCTCGGAAGCCGAAGAAGGACGCGGAAGAGATGAAGTTTGATCCGGCTCCCACGGCGCCGGTTTACCAGTTCTAGGAGACTAGCAATGACGCAAACAGGTTGGTTTGGTTCGATCGTAAAGGGCGGCCAGCAGAAGGTTCAGTCGCCAAGGTTATTCATCTATGGCGTTGCCGGCATTGGCAAGAGCACATTCGGGGCGAGCCTCCCAGCTCCGCTCTTCATCGACTTCGATCGAGGCATCGATGAGATCAAGGTTGACCGTATTCCTGGACCTCGAGCCTGGAAGGATACGCTGACATTGCTACGTGGCATTGCTGCGGAGCCTCACGGGTACAAGTCAATCGTGATTGACACGGTCGATCCGCTCGAAGAGCTGGCGATCGAGCACGTCAGTGCCGAGGCCGGAAAAAGCTTCGACAAGATGAATGACGACTTCGGCGCCGGGCATGTCGCGGTGGGGATGGCTTGGAAGCTATTTCTCGCGGAGCTCGACGCGTGTCGCGCGGCCGGCCTCATCGTTTGCCTAATTGGGCACGCTATCGTGCGTCAAGCGTCTGATCCCACCATCGGAAATTTCGACCAGTTCACCAGCGCCTTGTCGAAAAGACCCTGGAATCTGAGCGCCCGGTGGAGCGACATGATCGGTTTTGCAAACTTCGATAGCGCGCTCGTCGACAAGAAAGACGAGCAGCGCGTTATCGTCACGGGCAAGCGCGTTCTGTACACGGTTCGATCCGGCGGCCTCGAAGCGAAGAACCGCTACTCGCTCGACCCGAAGATCCCTCTCTCTTGGGAGGCAGTCTCGGCCGGTATCGATCGGCATCGTCAGACCGCTGAGGCCGTCGAGGCGAAGATCACTGCGCTCGCCGCGAAGGTTGGAGGCGAAGCTCCCGAGAAGGCTCGCAAGTACGTCGCCGACGCGAAGAAGGATCTCGGCGAGCTGCTCGAGATCGAGAAGGCGCTCCAGGCGAAACTCCAGGCGAAACTGGACGTGCCTACGGCGGTTGCGGTGATGCCTCCGCAGCCGTCCCTTCCGGCGATCGTGATGCCATATTACGATCGCATATCGACGCTAGCGAACCAGATCGGAGGCGAGGCTCCGGTCAAGGCTCGCGGGTACATCGAGGAAGCCAAAGGTGACCTTGTGAAGTTGCAACGAATCGTCGAGGCGTTGGAAGCCAAACTAGGAAACGGAAAGCAGGAAGCTCATGTCTGAGAATCTCATCAGCGAAGGGTCGTACATGGCGAAGGCTCTCCCCCCGAGGGAGACGATCTTCATCAAGGCCGGAACGGGGAGTGCGGGCGTCCACCTCATGTTTCAGCTCATCGACGACGGCCCCTTCAAGGGGCGAGAGATCGAGTGGTCGGGATGGCTCACGGACAAGACGAAGGAGCGTACGGCAGAGAGCCTTACGATTTGCGGTTTCGACGGAGACGACGAGCAGACGGTTACAAGGAACGTCGTGCAGCTCGTCATCGAGCACGAGAGCAACGTTTCCGAGAAGAGCGGCAAGACGTACGTCAACGCACGGGTCAAATGGATCAATGATCCGAGCCGCTCAAGAACGCAATTCACGCCGATGGACGAGGCTTCACGGCTGCAGGCTAAGGCTACGCTCCGCGGGCTTGTGCTCGCTAGCAAGGAGGCTCGATCGAAGTCGGCGCCGCCTGGCGATGCTTCTAGCTTCAACTATGGAGCCAACGCGCCCGTAGGCGGCAAGCCGGACCCGGCGGTAAAGTTCTGATGGAGTACGGTACCGCCAGCGTGCTCCGTGAGGTGCATTTTGAGAGGCAACGTCAGGAAGAGCTTCGGTTGGCTGGCAAGTTTCTTTGGACGTGCGCGCATCCCAAGGAATCCAATGCGCGGAAGCTTGCGGTGCTCTCCGAAGAGTTTGGTGAAGTCGCTCGCAAGGTGACGGATGAGATCAATCTGGAGGACAAGGTTCTTCCGGCGGAAGCTGCGGAGTGCCGTGTCAGGCTACGCAAGGAACTGATCCAGGTCGCGGCGGTATGCGTGGCTTGGGTGGAGTCGCTAAAGACGTGACCTCTCCTGTCCTCCGCCCGTACCAGCTAGCTGGTGTAGAAGCTGCCCGCGCGCATATCCGCGCGGGACGGAGGCGGGTGATCCTTTGTTGCCCGACGGGTGGAGGAAAGACGGTCAACGCCTGTTACATCATTCAGTCGGCTCGCGAGCATTTTCAGGCAAAGGTTCTTTTTGTGGCGCATCGCGTGGAGCTCATCGATCAGGCGGTTCGACAGCTAGCACGCTGGGGCGTGACGGAGGTTGGCGTCATCCGCGCCAACGATGAGCGGACGAACGCGCTGATGCCGGTACAGGTAGCGACGGTACAGAGTCTCAGCCGGCGACAGCCACCGCCAGCCGACATTGTCTTCATCGATGAATGCCACCGCGCCGCTGCTCAATCCTACAAGAAGGTCCTCGAGATCTATCCTGAGGCTATCGTATTGGGGCTCACCGCCACCCCTAGCCGAGCGGACGGGAAGCCGCTGGGCGACGTATTCGACGCGATCGAGATCGTCGCGACCTACTCGGAGCTCATCAAAGACGGCTTCATCGTGGCGCCTCGCTGCTTTGCGGCGAAAGCGAAGGTCCACCTCGAGAACGTGAAGACCGTTGCGGGAGACTACGTTCTCGACCAGCTCGAGAGCGCGATGATGGAGGTTGACGTTCTCGGTGACGTACTCAAGGAGTACCAGCTTCGAGCCGAAGGACGACGGACCGTCATCTTTGCGTGCACCGTCAAGCACTCGAAGGCAATTCAAGCTCAGCTCGTAGAGGCTGGCATTCGGTGCGCGCACGTCGATGCAGAGACGCCGGAGGGGGAGCGGGCCGACGTGTCGCGGAAGCTTCGGGCTGGCGAGCTCGATGTCGTGAGCAACGTGGGGATCTATTGTCTTGATGATAAGACGGAGATCTTGACGTCGGACGGTTGGGTTGGCATCGACGAAATGACAACCAAGCACTTGGTGGCAAACTGGGATAATGGAAATGTAACTTTCGAGGCCCCATCGGAAGTGGTTCGACGTCAGCGGCGGAAGGAAGAGCGAATGATCGTACTCGATAGCCCTCGGCTTAGCGTCCGGGTTACCGAGTCGCACCGGATGCTGTATCGGACCTTGCGCGATGGACAATTTCTAAAATGTCAGGCTCAAGAGTTAGTGGAAAGGCAGGTTTGCCTTCCAGTGTCCGGACTGGCCAAGCCGGCTCGAGTGTCGGTGGTCACGCCGGAGCCTGTAGCGAGTATAGAAAAAGCGATCAGTCACACCGCCCACAACCTCAGGAAGCGAAACGGATACGATTGGAACGCTTCGCTTGTCGAGGCGACCAGACGCGTAAATCGTTTTCGGTCTCTTCAGTACAAACAACCTGCGGACTTGTCTACGGACGAGTGCGCCTTGATCGGATTTTGGATCGGCGACGGCAGCGTAACTAAGCGTTCTGGAGTCGGTGTTGAATATAAGTTATTCCAGCCAGAGTCTAAACCTAAAATTGTTGAGTGGTTGGATCACATTTTGATGATGTGTGGAATAGACAGTTTGCGATCTGGACCGCGACCAGCCAGGTCGATTTACGGGGTCGATTGGAAGAGGGGATATCAGTGGTCACTGGCTCGCGGAACGGGTAGCGGCACACAGGAGCGTCGAGGCGTATTTTCGATCGAACCGTACCTCAAAAAAGACGGAACATATCTTTTTTGGGGTATGTCTGAATGCCAATTCGATGCGCTTTTGTATGGCTTTTGGATGGCGAACGGGGACCATCTCGACGGCTCCGATCCTAATCCTAAGCGCGCCAGAAAGTTTTATAGCGTCAATTCAAGACTTCTGGATCTGCTTCAGGCCGTAGCCACCGTTCGCGGCTATCGCGCAAAGGTGGCTAGAAGGAGCGGTACCAACATTCTGACGCTAACGCTGCATAAGACAGACGATTTTTGTCTAGGCAAGAAGTACCTTTTATATGCCGAGGAGGGCTGGAAGTCAGAGCGTGTCTGGTGCGTGAAGACGCGAACCAAGAACATCATTACTCGACGACGAGGTACCGTAGTAGTGACCGGAAACACCGAGGGCTGGGATGAGCCGTGCGTGAAGCACGTCATTCTCGCACGCCCAACGAAGAGCCTCACCCTCTTCATGCAGATGTGCGGGCGAGGACTCCGGCCGTGGGAGAACGTAACCCCAATCTTGTCAGACCTGGGGGAGAACATCGACCGTCACGGCTTCCCGCACGAGGATCGTGTGTGGTCGCTCGACGAGCGAGTAGAGAAGCCAGCTCGCAAGCCGAGTAAATGCATCAAGTGCCGCGCGTACCTGCGTGCCTACCCGTGTCCTGAGTGCGGCTACGCGCCGGAGGTTTCGCCGAGGGAAGTGCGTATCGACTACTCCGCCACGACCGAAGAGAAGACGTTTCAGGACCCTCGCCGCGCGTACTTTGACATGCAGGTCGAGACGGCGCGGAGTCGAGGGTACAAGCCAGGTTTCGCTGCGGCGAAGTTCAAGGAGAAGTTCGGGACGTGGCCACCTTGGTCTTTTTCAAACGAAGCGAAGGCAGCTTTTTCTCGCGACGATGGATGGCAGCGCCGTAACACGAACCACGAGGCCAATAAGGCTCGTTGGGCAAAACACAACGCGGAAACGGCGGAGCCTGCCTACGACAGCGACGACGATTTCCTCAATTTTGTGAGAGGTGAGTGATGGAGCGAGAGAAACTTGCCAAATTGGCTGCGCGGGCACTTGAGCCTTGGACTAGTGAAGATGGCGGCCCGGACGATCACGAGATCGCGACGCTGACTGACCTTCTTGTGCGTGTTGACTTCGAGTCTCGTGTTTCGGCACTCACTGACGTCTGCGCCCTTGTGCTTGGTGGCGCCATAAAGCTGTCCCCGGACCAGGCTCTCTCGGTTCTTCAAGCCGTGCATGCGCTTTCTGTTAGGTCAAAACTGCAGCCATGATCTTCGACTGCCCCACGTGCGACCGACGCGGATGGATCCTTCACGGCCGAAAGGGCGTCGACTGGGCGGACTCGTGCAAGGCGTGCGAGGGGCGAGGAAAGCTGACGATCGCGCAGCTCGCTGATGTGATCGATGAGGATGTGAAGGTGCTCGAGTCGGTGCTCGAGTGCCGATGCTGGTTCAAGACCGCGCGACGCGTGTTTGGAAAGTTGGTGATGCGATGGCCTATCCGGGACCCGAGACGCGAAAGCTGTACGCGAGGTACTACGCAAGGTTCGGCGAGTGGGGCCAGCTCGATCTCATCCTTCAAGGAGACCCCGTTCCGCCCGACCTTCTGACGGCTGCGAAAAGACTGCGAGCAGTGTACTTGGCGGAAGAAGAGAGGAGGCAGCTGGCGGAGAACTTGGGGCCGAAGCCGAAGAGGATTCGCGTGGAGTGGGTGACGGAAGACGGTGAACAGGTCGCGGTCGAAGGGTACGAGGTGGAGGCGACATGAAGAAGCTTGGGTGCGACGGGTGTGGTGTAATCGAAGAGGGCGGCAACTACGCCGTGCTCATCGTCGCGGGGCAAGTCTGGACCGCCTGCTCGGGCAAGTGCGCGAAGGCGGCGCTCGAGGAGGCAGTTCGGGGCGGAGCTGTCTTGCCGAACGGGGGACGGGTAGCGAAGCCCAGTCGCGAGCAGGTTCGCCAAGATGAGGCGACGCTCGACAATTTCGAGGGACATCAGAACGAGCCACCCACCACGTGCGCGGCTTGTCGCAAAGGTACTGCCTACACGCCCGAGACCGCCTACCTCCACACTGGGCTTGGTGTTGCCTGCTCGATGCCGACCACCGCGGCAGGCCTTGATACCGAGCTTGCGCGCCTCAAGGCGATACGCGACGAGGAAGAGCTAGTGAAGCTGCGGCAAACGGAGAGCGAGAAACCGAAGCGGAAGAACGGTCGCAAGAATGGCAGTCTCGAGAACCCACTCGCGAAAGCCAAGACCCCTCCGGGGCCGACTGTGCTGCATGACACGGTAAGGTTTGTGGCGGAGAACCCTGGAGTAAACCCGAATGACTTGACGCAGGATCAAATCACGGTGTTCAACGCCAAGCTGCAGATGGCTGAGCGACAGAGGACGAATGAGCCGCCTCGGTGGTGCAAGTGCGGGCGCCCTGTTGTTATGAGTCCAAGCCCCTTCGGACGAGGCGTCTGGGAGTGTAGTGATGGGCACAAGAACGCCGAGGGGCTCTTGACGGTAAATCAAGGCGAACCCGGCGAGAACCTCTCTCAGCTCTTGACGGATTGCGCTGGGAAGGGGCTCAAGCTGAGTCTCGTCGACGTTGCGACGTGGCCTGTGATGAAGCGGCATGTGCTGCGCGCGTGGGTGCAGCAGGGCGGAGACCTGCCCGACGACTTCTTCCCTGGCGCGAGAGAGGTTCCTGTACCGTCACCCGCAGCGAACGAGGGGTACGCGTTTTGAAATCTCGCATCCGAGGTCCGTCTCATCTGACGACCGTGCAGCTTTTGGCCGGGCCGCAGAACAAGCTCGAGACCCTAGTTCGGAAGTTCGGCGAGGAAGGCGCGGCGCGTCGCATTGGCTGCGCGTGGTCGACGGTTGTGCGCCTTCGCGACGATGGGAGCGCGCCCGTGAAGACGGTCGAGCGGGTGCAGCGAAAACTGGAGGAACTCGCCGATGGCTAAGCCTTCCAAGAAGCCTCGCCGTCCGACTCGAGCAACGCGTCTCAAGACCCTTCCGCTCAAGCAGGGCCCCCTTGTCATCCCAGACGGGATGGGAGAGTGGGTCGAGTTTGTATGCTGCGAGAGCTGCGGGTCGACGGCTGTCCTAGTTGGTCTCCCGCACACGAAACAAGCGGGCAGGTACCTTCTCGAGTTCGTTTCGCACGGCAACCGCCTGACCGTGCTCGTGGGTCGTAATTTCGCAAAGAGGCTGGGTAAGGCCCTTCTGGAGGACGCCACGATGCAGGAAACGGTGCTCAATTGAGGCGACTCATCTCTGACCAAGAGAAGTCTCAAGTCTGGCTCGCGTTTGCCTCGGCATCGGTGTCCGGTTTGGGGGCCGACGGGAATTTGACTGTCGAGGACGTCGCTGAGGAGTCGGAGGAGCTTGCCGACGTCATGCTCGATGCTTATCTCTCGAGGTTCGACGAGGATTACGAAGATCTCGAACCGGAGCCGAAACCCAAACGTCGCATGAAGCGCTAGCTTTCTGTTTTTGACCGTATTACAAGGAGACCGCGCGGGCATGACTCCCAAGTTCCTCGAAGATCTTCGTGCCATGCAACGGGTCGCGCGACAGCGTCAGGATGCGTGGAGGACCTACGTCGCGGCAGTCGAGGCAAAGAACACGGAGCAGGCGGACAAGGCCCAGCGAGACAGGGATAGGCTCTCCAACGAGTGGGAGCTCGCGAGGCGAAACGTAGAGACAGGCATCTTGACGGAAGACCTTGGCTCGAAGCCAGAGGTCGAAGAGGGAGACCGGAAGTCATGAACGAGTCGAAAAAGTGGGAAGCGCATGCAGGGTGCCTCTTCTGTGAGAAGGTCGAGTACGACCCGTACCATGGCAAGCTGGTACTCCCAGGCAACAAGAACAAGCAGACGGTCTTCCGCGTCTTGAACGTTGGTCCTGGGGTCGAGGGGTACGCGGTCGGGGACCTCATCGTGACGGAAAAGGCCCTGGATACGGTCATGGGAAGCTTCATTCGAAGTCCTTTCGTGATGGGAAAGTTGTCGGTCAACCACATGAACGGCAACGACGCGATCCCTCCGTCTCCCGCGTCTCGTGCTGCGGCTGACGAGCTCCTGGATGCGATGACGGCGGCCGACTGAGCTGTTCGGGACATTCTGATATCCTCTCCTCCATGAACCACGCCCAGAACACGCCCGGCTACCCCGTCCGTATCCAAGTCGTCTTCACGCTTCGTGATGGCGTTTCTCGGGCGTGGATGGTGACTGAGCTCGGAGGGTGCGGCGCGCTTGTAGCGATGCCGTTCGAGACCGCAAAGGCCTTCGTTGAGAAGGACCAGGCCGACGAGTTCCTTGGTCCGGTGCCGTTGAATTTTGGGCGAGCGTTGCCGCTGGCGAATCTTGAGAAGGAGGCGGGTCCCTCTGGTTCTTGCGGTTGTCACAAGCCGGCCGCCAGGAATCCACAAGGAAGGCTCGCGGGTGAGGTCGCAGTAGGCGAGCCACTCTTTGCGGTTGCTGAGGGGGAAGATCTCCGCGTTGCATGCGCGGGGGAGGAGTGCTGCGAAGAAGAAATTGGCGAAGGGACCCCGAAGGGTATCCGCTTTGACCGCTATGCCGTGGCGGAGGACGGAGGCTATGAGCTTCGTGATTCGGTCCAGGCCGAGCTCCCGAAGCGACTCGTCGAGATCTACGGCAAGCGCGCTCCAGCGTGTCTGCCGTGGGTGAGGATCTCGCGCGACCCAGCGCGCTTCCGGCAGTGTCTCGCTCGAGCGAAGGCACTCGGTCCGATGGACAATCCGGAGTCGATTTACAAGCTCGTCGGCGAACATCTCGCGAGCGAAGATCAGGAGGTCTTCCTGGTCATCCTCCTCGACTCGCAGCTCCATGTCCGCGCGGTGAGCGAGCTCGCTCGAGGATCACGCGATCGGACTGCCGTATCGATTCCCGATACACTTCGAGTTGCCCTTGTCGAAGGTTCGATGGCGTTTGTTGTGGTGCACAATCACCCGTCGGGGGTTCTGAAGCCGTCAGAGGCCGACGAACAGCTCACCGAAGCTCTTCGTGACGCGGCGAAGAAGGTGCAGCTCAACTTGATGGACCACGTGATCGTTGGCGCGAACGGTTACTACTCGTTTTACCAGCATCGAAACGTCCTGAAGTAGGGGCGCAAAGGAACGCATGAACACGACCAATCAAGCTCCCGCGGCAGGCGAGACTCCGCCGGCCAAGCTCTTTACCGTTCTTCTCGATGACGGCACCGTGTGGCAGCTCTACGAGTCGGTGCCCGAGACCGACAAGCTCGGGGCGGTGCGGGATGGGAAGATCGTCGAAGAGCTCCGTGGTAAGCAGGCCATGAAGGTCATGGCGATGTATGAGCTCGAGGACGGCGCGGTCGTCGTTTACGCGATGCCCGTCCCTGGGAGCGCGTTCGATGCCCAGAAGACGGCGGCGATCATGCGGCTCTACCCGCGGACGATCCGACACACGGTGACCGTCGCGCGATTTGACGAGTGGCATCGCCTCCTGGCAGAGGAAGATCTTGATCCGGACGGAGACGATCCGAACGAGCCTGAGGAGGTGCCGGCCAATGGCGCGGCGGCCTTGCCGGCTGCGGGTGGTGCGTCGTGAGTTCGACGGCGACGCTCGCGTACTCGGCGACGGCTCGAGGACCCGTTTCAGTTGCGGCACTCGCGGCAGCGATGGCTGCTGTTGCGATCGACTATACCCAGATTCAAGAAGTGACAGGCGCGGTCGAGACGTCGGACCAAACAGCTTCGACAGGGCAGGTCGTCACTCGAACGATTATCTTTGGGATCACCTCGGCGCAGTTTCAGAGTCAGTTTCCGGCAGGGACGGACCAGGCCCAAGCGTTTCGGGGTCTCTACACCCAGCAGCTCTCGCAGGCGCTTGATACGTACATCACAGAGACCCCGGTGGTGATTGCCTGATGGCCCGCAGAAAACGCATCGGTGAAGACGATCTCGATCCGAACGTGTCCATGGAAGACGTCGCGGCAATGGTTTTGCCCGAAGGGGTTCCTCAGAACCCTGATGGCACACCGCGCACCGACGGGGACGTGACGGTTGACCAGGCGCAAGAAATTGGCGCGATTGACATCGACTCGGCAGCGCAGAACAAGCGCTTCGCTCGAACGCTTCGCGACAAGGTTGCTGGGAAAACGGACGTCGCGTGGAATGCCGAGGACCCGATGCAGCTCTACGCGGGGCTGCGGACGGCATTCGCGGGCGAGTTCAACACGATGATGATCGTGGTCTCGAGGGTCGAGCCTGCTCCTCGGGTGCAGTACCCACCGGTCTACGCGTCGACGGTCAAGGACGGCGCGGCGCTCTACTCGCTCGTCGAGAAGTATCACGGCAATTCGCCAAACCCGTCGACGTACAGGGTGAAGTTCACGGTGCACGGTGGCGCGGTGCGAGGTCAGGCCAGCCTGTCGCTCGATGGGGCACCCGCAGCTACGCCACAGGTGCAGCCGACGCAGCAGCAGATGTACCCCTACGGCCCCCCTCCTGGGTACCCGCAGAGGCAGGAGGGCCACGACCCTCGTGTAATCGTCAACGTTCCGCCGCAGCAAGCTGCGCCGGTCATGGCGCCCGATTTTCGAAACCCCTACGAGCACGATCGGATCGCAGACCTCGTTGCGAGCTCGCAGAACCAGATGAAGGAGATGATGGGAGCTTTTCTTCAGATCGTCGAAACGCTCAAGAAGCCAGCGGTGCAGATGCCGGCGGGATTCGTTCCTCTTCCGGATGGGTACCCCATTCCTCCGGGGTATGTTGCACTTCCCGGCGGATGCGTGCCGGCTCCGCCTGTGGCGCAGGTGCCCGTGCAGCCGCAAGTCGTCTACCGCGACGCGCCTGCGGCAAGCCACCCGGCGGTCCCGGTGCAGTCGTCGACGCAGCTTGTTGCGCCGCCGCAGGTCCAGCTCGATCCGTCGCAGCAGGTTGCTTCGGCGGTCAAGATGATGTCGGGGCTCTATAAGGGGATGGAGGAGTTCAAGAGTCTCTTCCAGCAACAGGGGGCCGTGGCGGGAGCCGCAGCCGATATGGTCGAGGACGTTGCCGAAGAGACGGTGCAGTCGGCGGTCACGACCACGCAGGTTGGGGATCTTACGATGGCCTTCAATAAGAAGGATGGTTCGACCAACTGGCCCGCGACGCTCATCTCTGCACTTCCGAAGCTCGTTGACGTCGTGAAGGGCGGCATCACTGAGTATTCGAAGGCGGCGGAGAAGCACCACAACATGACGCAGCAGGCGGTACAGGCTCGCATCCGTCTCGCGCAGGAAGTGCAGAGGGCGCAGCAAGGGCTTCAGCCGGCGGCGCTTCCGCAGCAACCTCCACAGACGCAGCCGCCTCCGGCAGTGGCTTCCCCTCCGGTCCAAGTCGCGCCGACACCTACGAACGGCGCAGCCGTGAAGATGAAGAAGACCGGGCTTCCGGAAAACATGAAGCCGCTCTGGGAATGAAGCGCGACCGTCTCGGACGGATGCCCTACCGTGTCGTGGCGATAGGAGAACCCTGAGACGGTCGCGCTTTGCTTCTTGCTGAGGTAGGCTCCCGTTCGTGGGCTTCCAGCTACCCAACCCGGGGGACATTCAGGGGCAAGCGCAGCAGGGGTTGACGCTCATCAACCAGATCCAAAGCGGAAACACGAGCGCACTGCTGCAGGCTGGAGTCTCGCTGCTCGGAGCGATTCCTGGGTCTGGTGGAGCGATTCTGCAGGATGCGATTGGGGGTGCGTTTTCGGGATTCGCGATGGGCGGTCCATGCGGTGCCGTAATCGGTGGGATCGTGGGGCTCGCCGAGGGTGTCGAGAGTGTCATCGCTGGTGCGGACGCGGTTACGAGCGTGCTCGGGGTGTCGAAGGCCACGCAGATCATTGGCGCGCGAGTGGCTTCTCTATCAAACAAGAACGTCGCCGTTCTTTCTGGCAATCCGCAGGGTTGGGCAATGGCGGACTGGGTCTCTTTCGCGCATCCGCCGAACACGTCGGGGAACGCTGCCGGATTCATGACGCTCATGAAGAACGTCGCTGGGTACTACGTTTCGGTTGTCGATCCCGTCGGGCCAGCGGCGTTCGAGCCTTATATGTTTCAGGACGGCGACGGAAATCCGAACTGCATCGCCAACGCGCTCTGCGGGTCGAATTCGGCTCCGGCCTGCAATCAGTACACGGCGAAACAGTTTCTTGGAAAACAGGGTCCGCTTTGCACGCCCGTGTGGTTCAACTGGTACCAGCCGTCGAACATTGTCGATTGCAATCACTACCTTTCGTTCGGTAGCGGGGGCGCGGGAGGGGATGCCGCGGCGCTCTTGTCGACGTGGCAGCAAAGCACCTACGCGCAGGGCGGTCTCTCGCAGGCCGATATCGTGCAACGAGCCATCGCGACGCTTCCCGATCGTCTGTACTGGAGCTACGACCTCTACGGGACGACGCTCCCGAGCGGCGTCGGTGGCTGGCAAACCATCTACTACAACGTCGATCTCATGAACGCGATGGCCACCGTCCTCATGATGAGGTCGGCCGGAGGTAGCACGCAGACCATCGTCTCCGAGCTTCTCATCCAGTCAGCCATTCTGGCACAGAGTGGCGGTGTCGACCCGTCGGGTAACCCGCTCCCCGGGAATTTGACGCAAAATCAGTATGGATTTCACCGCTTCGTGGACGACCACATCAAGATGGCGATCCAGGAAAATGCAGCCGCTGGCACAAGTCTGTCGACATCGGATATGGTAGGGGCAGTGGCGACCGGAGCGACGCTCACTGTGTTGGCTGGAATTCTCGGATACTCGGCGTACACGAAGCAGTCCCCGGTGGCTGCAACCGGAGCGTTGCTCGCTCGAGGCAGGAGGCTTGGTCGATGGTTTTAGCGAGAAGAGTAGGGCAGCCGCTTCTGCGCATGGGTCATGCGCGCGTACGCCGGCCGGTACGAGGGCTCGGGCAGAGCGCCGCTGCGGTCCTTGCGGATCAGGCTGCCATCGACAACGCCATCAATTCTGGTCAAGACCCGACGGCTGCAGAAAATCAGCTCGCTGCGGACCAGGCTCTGTATGTGGCGGCGCAGCCCACGACGGCACAAACCGCTGCCGCAGCATCGAGTACGACGTACATGCTCTACGGGGTAGCGGGCGTTGCGGTCATCGGGCTCCTCATCTATCTTGCCACCGAGTAGGGAGAAAACTCATGGAACGCGCTTTCGACTTCCAGCCGCCTCGTTCGACCGCTCATGTTTCGCCTCCTGCAGGGGTTCGACTCGAGGCTGCTGGGATGGGCGCTGTTCAGCCTAGGGGCGTCGGTCAAACGCCGTCCGGCACCTTCCAGATCGTGCAGCCCGTACGAAGGAACTGGGCGGTCGCGTACGTCGGCGGCGAGTCGAGCCCGCGGTACCATATTTCTGGCACCGGGTTTTCCTACAAGCAGGTCCTGCAAAGCTTCGTGAATTCCGGCCAAAAAGCCCTGTACTTCACCTACCAGGCGCCAGAGGGAAAGAAGTATCTATTCTCGTGCGTGTACGTGAACGGTACGCCGTGCGTTCGAATTGCAACAAACAAGCTTCAAGCGCAGAGGGGCGTCGGACGCAGGCCAGAGGGCCTTGGTCAATACACGGGCGGTCAGATCACCTACCTTCAGAACCAGGCTGCGGGTGGCGGATGCGGGTCGTGGGCGGAGATATCACCGACCGATCAGGTGGGCTGGCTCGCTGCGAATCCGGGTGTGCAGCAGGATCTTGCGAACATCATCACTTCGCTCACCGGGGCATGGAACCATCCCGCCGAGGCTGGAGCCAACATCGCGAGCGACGGGCTCCTCTACTTCGACTACTCGAACACGAACACGGGTGCGACGACCGGTTTCGAGCAGATCTTCATGCGTTTCCATATCGCGAGTGGACAGCCGATCCTTGGTGTGTGCACGGCGCCGGGCAGCTCAGCCTCTGGAACGCCGGTCGTGCAAGGTGGAGGGCAGACGGTTGTTCAGAATCCGGGCGTGACGTCGACCAACGGGGGAAGCCTCTCGTGGTCGAACTACGCGTGGCTCTACTATTCGGCAGGGCAGACCGACATCCCGACGGTTGTTCCTCCGGGGCAGCCGGCGGGAGCGACGGGCGCGTGGGTCGAGACGCGGAGCGGGCAGTTTGACTGGTACCCCGGTCCGACCGTGCTTTCGCAAGTCGTCGATCCGTCCGGCAACGTGTGGTGGGTGTATTCGAGCTACCACGCCGCGAACGGCTCAACCGGCGCGAGCGACGCGTTTCAGCCGCCGGATCCCGGAACCGCGAACTACGCGGTACCTCCGCCCGCGCTCGCCGGGACGGCTGGCAACTGGTACCAGGCGCACCCTTACTACTACGTGTGGCTCTCGTCGGCGGTCGCGACGGGTCTCACGTCGGGCGAGCTCCTTCTTCTCCTTTTGCTCGGCGCTGGTGCAGTGGGAGGCGTCGCGTACGCGCTGTCATGAGCAATCAGGTCTTCACTCCGGGGCAGCAGAACGACATTCCTGTGAACGCGCCCATTCCTTCCGGGTCCGTCCCCGCAGGCTCAACGTCTTCCGCACCCAATCTTGTGCAGGCGATACCACCTGGTGCGGGGCCCAATCTCGCGACCATTTCGGCAACGAATCCGACACACGGCGGGAGCGGTAACGGTCAAGAGCAGCTCACGTCGGGCCAGATCGCCGCGCAAGCACGGGTTCCTTCGTGGGCCTGGGTGCTAGCGGGGGTGCTAGGGCTCGGGCTTGTCGGCGCGATCGTGTGGTTTGTCACGAAGGATCCGGCACCCGCCGCTGGGGCCTCGGAGCCGCAGGAGAATCCGCTGCGCCATCGGCGGCGACCAGGACGCGGGCGGCGCAGAGCAAGGCGGTAGGTCGTGCCGGTTGGGTTGGGCAAAGGATTCGCACCCTCCGCAAACGCTGCTCAAGCTGCAGGTGTTCCGGTTCGGCAAGAACCACATCCGTCCGGCGTGAAGGGGACAACGTTCTCTCTTACAAAGATGGGTGAGTACGTTCGCGAAGGTCGAAACGATCCTCGAGTCCGCGGATGGGCAGGCCGCGTTCTTATGGCCGCCGGCAAGCCGAAGACGGCGACCGCGCAGGCGCAAGCGATTCTGAACGAGATTCGCGCAAAAACGGTTTACGTACAGGACCCGTGCAACACGGAGCTTATGGCAAAGCCGCACGTGACGCTTTGCCTTGACGAGGGGCTCTGTATGCCGGCGGCGGACTGCGACGACAGGTGCATCTGCTTCGCGTCGGCAACGATGTCGATCGGCATCGAGACGATGATCGTTGGGCAGGCGTACGGAACGCCGCAGGCAACACACGTGATTTGTGCGATTCTCGATCCCGACGTCGGGTGGCAGCGAGTCGACCCGTCGGCAGAGAGCTATCCGGTCGGAAAATACTACCCAGCAACACGCGAGTTTTGGCTAGATCCGATCAGCGGATCGGTGAGGGATGACATGGACACGAAGCCGCACACGTTGGGTCAAGAGCCCGAGCACGGCGATTTTATTGGCGTAGGCGCAATTCCATTTGTGCATGCGTTCGGCGGGGTCGACGAGGGATGCAACCAAGGTCCGTCGTACGTGTCGCCTGACTTGGCGCACGGGCATTGCCGAAAGTGCGGCAAGCCGCTAACGAATTGCACCGGCTTTGGTCTATTTCCGGAGCCGCAACGAGTGGTCGAGCCGGCCTTTGCGCCTGCAATGAGAGGAAGACTCAAATGAGCCGCAGGAAGTCAGGATACCTTCGCCGCACACGGTACGGGAAGAAGAACCCGATCACGACTGCAGAGGCTGTTGTTGGCGGAGTCGTGCTACTCGGTCTCATCGGAATGGTCGGAACGTTGATTGCGGAGCAGATGGCCATCAACGCCCTGCCCGCCGCATCAAACGCGGTCGGCAATGCGACGGCCAACACCCAGACGCCGCAGACGACGCAGACGCCGCAGGCGACATACACCAACGGGCAGCCGATCCCGCCTCCGTTTACGGGGTCATGAACGAACAGGAGGTTATCCAGTTCGCGATCGGTCTACTGCTACTGACGCTCGTCGTGGTCTACTTCGTCTTCGTTCGGTAGGATGCGGTCATGGAGAAGACGCCGAGTATCCAGATCGAGTCGACTCGGGTCGCTTTCGAAATGGCCGATGGTCGAGTGATCCGACTCCCGCCTGGGTACGGTACGTTTCACGATCCAACCGGAAAGTTGATTCCGAAATGCACGATCTACTTCGGCCCGTTCAAGAAAACGGGGCGACGAGTGGAGATGACGCGCGAGCAGAGAAGGTACTTCGGGCCTGAGCACAAGGCGTACCTGGCCGTCATTCCCAATCTCAAAGAGGGAGGATGGAAAGTGCTCGGCAAGGCCGTGCAAATTTTCTATTTTCGACGAGGCCAGCGCGCAAGGGGTGGGTACTTTCACCCGTTCGTACACCACCCTGGAACACTCTCGAAGGCTGGCAGGATCTACAAGCTCAACCTAGGGTCGTGTCTCGTTGACGATCGAGGGTACGTCTATCCATGACCGGTCCAGCGCAGCGCGTGGAGCAGCTCATCGCGCTTGCGACCGACCCCGCAGCGACCGAGCAGGAAGCGAGAACGGCCGCGCACTCAGCGTGCAAGGAGATCCGGAAGAACGATCTCGTCGTCGCGCAGCGTGGCCAGCCCCCAGTAGCGCAGAGCATCGCGCCGCAAACGAGACAGCTCGTAGGGCGCCCCGCACGCCTACCGACCGGCGTTGCTGCGCTGCCTGAGAAGCGGCGACCGATGCATCATGTCGTCGACTTCGACTTCAAGGACTCGCCGCAGACGAAGAAGGAAGACTTCGCGTTCCCGCAGCACCTCTATCGCCGGTGACCGAGCGCAAACGCCGCGAAGATCGCGAGAGCAACGAGAAGCCATCGTACCGGGCGAAGAAGCCTCGAGCGCGATTGCATGAGGTGTCGGTGCGTCCATCCATCGTCCGGCATCGTGGGAGGCTCGGGGCCGAACGACGAGCGCGGCGTGCGCGGAGGTGGAGTCGCTTCGCTCTCGTCTTCGGCGAGGATCGCCGCGACCTCGGATGGCTTCATCTTTGTTGTACTCTTGTGATCGTGCTCACCGTCGACGCGCACGAAGCCGGTTCCTTGGCAAATCTGACAGCGACGTAGCCGGTAGTTTCCCGAGTCCATGACTCGAATCTATCTCATGGTATCTTGCGGTGCATGAAGCGACGGAATGCATCGTACGTCGACCGCATGAACAGATTCAGATCAGACCCGGAATCGGCCGCTGCATACACGCGTATTGCAAAAAAGCGAAAACGTATTGCAAAGTCGTCTGTCAATAGACGTATTGCAGGTAGGCGTAACCATTCCTCGGCCAAAGACAACGTGACGGCCGTCTATGTTGTAAACGCCAACGATCGAGCCAAAAAGAAGCTTCGTGGCTGCAATACAATTAGGCGAAAGGTCGCCCGCAAACGACCATCTCACGCAAGAGGTTTGACGGATAAGACGCGCCTCGGTAGCTTCTCGGGAGCTAAGGAGACTCGCAATATGAAGTCACGTCGTAGGTCGAGGGCGGCCAAGGGCCGGAAGCGTGATGCGAAGGGTCACTTCGTGAAGGCGAGCTCAGCGCAAGCGCCGCGAAGGCGTAAGCGTAGGGCCCGCGCCGCAGCTCCCGCCGTTTCGTCCCCGAAGCGTCGACGACGCGCTCGTCGCAGAAACCCGTGGTACGGGCAACCGCGGCGCCACGCAAAGGCCGCTCGCAAGGGCTGGCGTCACCGCCGACGCGGCAAGGCTCGTCGGGCTCGCTCGCACGCGGCTCCGATCCGTCGGCGTCGTCGGCGCAGCCGCGCGATCATCGCGCGCGGAGTGGGTCGAGCTCGGCGCAGCGGATCGCGACGCAGCACGCCCATCAACATCAAGGTCTCACTCGCGCCGAAGCGTCGCTCGAGTCATCGCAAGGCTCGTCGTAGCCATACGAAGCGCCGGAGCTCTGCTCGTCGACACCGTCATTCGCAATACACTCCCGCGTCGCATCAGCTTGCGGCGGAAGGGTACGCGCTCTCGAACCCCTTGTCTGGAGGCGAGCTCGTTCTCGTCGGCATCACCGGTCTCGTGGGCTTCGGACTCGCCGACTTCGTGGGCCGGTACATGGAGACGACCGCGGTTGCTTCCGGCGCAGCCGCGAACAGCATCCCGGCTGGCGCTACTGTTCCGAACGACGTGGCCACCACCGCTTTCCCCTCGTGGCAAGCGATGGCAGCGCAGTTCGGTATCGCAGCGGTGCCCGGCATTGCAGCGGCGTTCGTCGATTCTCCGTGGGGCCGCGCGGCTCTTCAGGGAATGATGCTCGGCGCGGGGTTCTCGCTCTTCGGCGGGCTCTTCAAGAGCCTCATGGCGAGCATGATCGGCACGACGGCACTTGGTCAGCAGCTCTACTTGGCCGAGACCGAGGCGCAGGCTGCCGTGACGGCAGCTGGTGGAACAACGGCAGCTGCCACATCAACGACGACTCCGACGGCAACGGCCACCGGAGTGCAGGGTCTTCCTCGCGGCGTAGGCCGTCGGATGATTCCTGCAGGTCGAGGCGTCGGGCAGTCGCAGGTCTCTTCGGTTGTGATCCCGAAGGTCCAGCAGCCGACCGCTCCGCGCTTGTTTGTTCCGTCGGGCGTTCCTCCGTACAACCCCGCCTCGAGCTCTGGTTCTCAAGCGATGCCGGCACCTCCCGGCATCGTGACGAACACGGGTGACGTGGTTCCGAGCCCCGCGCCAGGAACTCCGACCCCCGGCGGAGCATCGACCGGTCCGATGTGCGCGCCCTGCACCAGCATGGCAGGAGGCATTGCAGGGACTCACGCGTCGGCCGTGTCGGCTATCCGTGACGAGTCTTGCCTCGGCAAGCTTCCGAACGGAATGGGCCTCTATGCATCGTTCCCGGAGTGAAACTACAAAGCCCACTGGGCGAAACAGCAAACAGCAGATGTGAGGCCTCGGTAATCGGACCTCAGGAGAATCGAAAATGAGGAAGTCGAATTTCAGTCGTGAGCAGAACCCCGGTCGTCTCATCGGTCTCGGGCAGAGCCCGGCCGACAACGTAGTCAACTCGGTTCTGTCCTGCGGCTTCACGCAGGTGCCGGTCATCGAGTACGTGACGTGGACGGTCGACTTGCCCGTTCCCGACAGCGCGATTCCCGGCACCTTCGGTGACGAGATCGATGTCCTCCAGAACCCCAAGTCGGTTCCTGGCGTGACGGACGTCGACAGCTCGTTCGTCATCAACGGCATCCTCCAAGTCGACATGCTGGTCATCGGCTTCGGCATCCACGGCTTCGCGGAGCCGCAGAACGGAAGCCAGATCGGCAACTACGTCAACCCGGCCCCCACGGCCGGCGCCGTGAATCCGTCTCCCGACAGCTACACCCAGAACGACGTCATCAACGGCGCGCTCGGTGCGGACATCGGGACGGGCGGCGTGGCGGGTGCTTCGACCATCACCCCGGCGGTGCTCGAGTGGGGCGTCTGCGCGCAGAACGCGCTCTGGCACCTCATGAACGCGTACCAGTTCCAGTGGGTCATGCAGCAGCGCTACTTGCTCATCAATGAGCTGGCGGCGGACGTGGCCTACTTCGGCAGCTATGCCGAGGCGGTTGCTGCGGGCTCATCGAGCGAGGCGTTCCAGCGGCTCGTCAAGCGCGTCAACACCAAGTACGCCGATCTCGGCGCACCGGGCGCGTTTCTCCCGATCAATGCTCAGCGCATCGGGTCGACCACGACCCTCACGACGAGCAACAAGGGCGTGTTCCACCCGACCCGCGCGTACGACCTTCTGGACGTGACCTGGGGCGGCCTTCGCGCTCAGGGCATGACGGGTATGATTCAGCCCTTCCGGAAGCTCTTCAAGCCCGTTCTTCTCGAGCGAGGCATTCCGATCGGAATGCTCCTACGAGCTCAGGACGAGTACCACCAGACGCTCATGCAGCAGTACCTGTCCCAGACGGACAGCTTGGGCGGTACGGTGTCGACGATCTCGATCGGCCCCGTCACGAGCGGTCTCACCTCGACGAGCTCCAGCGAGTTCAACGAGCTCACCCTCGACGCGACCCCGGTCATCGCGAACCAGCAGGTTCAGACCGACCGCGTGCTCTTGAAGGGCGGCGCGCTCCAGCTTGCCATCCTCATCAAGGGCTTCGAGGTGTGGGGTCCCTGGAAGCAGTACATCCTGAACAACCTCGTCCCGAGCGGCGCGGTCGGCACGGCGCAGTCAGCCGGTTCGGCTTCGTAAGGTCGGTTCACGTTGAGCCCTAGGCCAATGGCGGCCTAGGGCGACGGAGAAGAGAAGAGGAACCGCGGATGGAGCCCAAGGCACAGTTTCTACAGGAAATCGCGATGGTCGATCCCATCGCGGCCTACGGGATTGTCATGGGCATCCCCCGCATCCCGATCTCGTTCAACGCGGCGGGGAGCTTCTCCTCGTTCGCGCTAGGGGCCATTCCCATAGAGGCTGGGCTCGATACCACGATCGCGCAGCGCACGTGGATCGACAACATGCAGTACAGCCTGCAGCAGCCGAACGTGTTTACGGGGTCGGTCTTCAAGACTCTCTACGACGCGATGCTCAAGGCGCAGCCTGGTATCTCGATCCGCTGCACGGTGCATTCGGGACCTCGCTACATGGTGAGTCCGCAGTTCACCCCGCTCGAGAACTTCGTCAACCTGCTCGCGTCGCGGTACCCCGCTGGATGGCCGCTCTACAAGCAGCAGAACATCGAGATCGAGTACATGCTGACGCAGGCGCCACCGTCGAGTGGCGGAAACGCGCCGCCCTACAACGTGACCCTCACGTTCAACGGCTGGCAGTTCCTTGATCACACGGTCGACGAGATCTCGGTGGATGTTGCTGCGTGCAAGCTTCGCGATCTCGGATTCTTCGTCCCCAAGGCCGTGGAGTGCCCCTAGACAGGAGGCACCCGCGTGCGTCGAAGCCGAATCGAAATCTCCACTGTCGGGTACAATCCGAACCTTGAGCTGGTCGGATCGTCTGCGCAGGGAGGGCCGAACGATCTAGGTCTGTTCATCGGGCCGAACGATGCGGCGACCGCGTCGAATCTGCGGCAGATGTTTGTCCTGGCGGCGAAGCACTTCAACGCGCATCAGAAGGGTCGTCTTGTCGGCTACCGGCAGTACTTGACCATCGGCGTGCCGCTTACGACGGCGTCGACCGACGCGTTTTATCTGCTCGAGCGGCCCGTCGTTACGCCGACGTGGAAGTTCGTGGATGGAAACGTGTCCTGGGGCATCCGGAGGCTGGTCGACCCCAAGAACTATCCGGCTACGGGCAACAAAGAGGGCCTGATGTTCCGGTACTCGCAGACCCCCGCGCAGCTCTTCGAGACGATCTTCTCGACTGGTGGGATTCTGCCGTTCGACCCGGACATCCTCATCACGCCTCCGTACGGCGGGCAGTTCCAGGGTACGGCACTATCGCCCGATCTTTTTCAGTTCTACGACATGCGTGCGGACTCGTGGTCGCGCATCATCGAAACGGACATCGAGTTTCAGGGGCCGTGCGACATCGCGTTCTTCGCGAGCATTCAGCAGACCAACCCCTCGACACGCGAGAACCCTCCGGCGACACCTACCTTCACGACGCTCGCGGGAGCGGTGCCGGAGGATGCGTTCGTGCAGACGTACGCGGGCGCGACGTACCAGCGCATCGCCGGCTCGCTCATCTTCGAGGTCGAGGAGTGGGCGCCGGGAGGGATGCCGAAGACGTACCTCCGCACGGCTGACGGTGACCGCCTGACGCGCGACACGGCCGAGACCGGCAGCAACGAGATTCGACGAAGCGGGCAGGACACGGTCACAAACGAAGCGTGCGAAGGTGACCCAGCCATTCGGGTGAAGCCATGAGCTACCGCTACGTCGAAGGTCTCGGCTGGTGCCCCTGCGCAGCACCTGCGGTGGGCGTCTCTCAAGCGCCGTCCTGTTGCGGCGGGTGTGCTTCCGGGACGGGGTGCGATACCGAGTGCTCGAGTGGCGGGTGCGGAGGCAACCCATGTACGCCGATCCCGCACGTCGTGCCGCAGGGTGTCCCTGGACGGTCGGCGTTTCCTGTCGGCTTCGGGCAGGCTTCGACAGCGAGTAACACGGCGACCATCGCAGCGTCGGCGGTGAGCGGGTGGGCGGTTCCTTTGGCGGTGGGGGCAATCTCGCTCGCTGCCGGGTTCGGTCTTGCGTACGTGATTTCAGGAAGGAAATAGGCCCATGGAGGACATGTACAGGCACCAGGTGCGCGGGCTCGGACAAGACCTCGGGTCGGCCGCGGGCATGGACGGGTCGGACGACGGTTCCGACAGCGGGAGCAACTCGCTTTCGAATCCAGACGCTGCAACCGTACTCAACCCGGTCGGAGGTGACGACTCCTCGAGCGGAGGAGGGTCTTCTGGCGGGTCTTCGGGCGGAAGCTCGGGAGCCGGCTCTTCTGTCTCGAGCGCGCTCAGCGGTCTCTCGGCCGACCTTTCGGGCAACCTCCCGCTTGTCCTCGGCGGCGTTGCTGTTGTCGGAGGCATTGGGGTGGTCGCGTACCTTGCGCATCGGAAGCATGTACAGGGCGGCGGCTCTAGAAAGAGGAAGTGATGGGCGCGTTCTCTTGGAGCAAACCAGGCCGCAGCGCCACCGTCCCTCGTCGGAGCCCGATCGTGCACCGCCCTGGTGCTGGCGCGAAGGGCCCTCACAAGTCTGTGGCGTCGAAAGGTCGCGGACTCGAGTCCAACCCGTCGAACGTTGGTGGAGGCGGAGTGAAGGCGAAGGGCCTCGGCCAGAATTACCAGTGGGACCGCTACCCCGGCGAGTACTTCCCGGATGTGCCGGCGCACACGATGAGTGTCGGTCTCGCGGGCACGTGGCCGCCAGCGGGCGTCTGGCCTCCCGCGAACATCCAAGACCCGCACATGCCTCCCGGGAGCGGTCCACTCGGACCTCAGGGTGGCGGGACGACCTATCCGCAGTGCTCCCCTCCGTGTCCTGTCGGTTTCGGGCAGAGCAGTGACGGGTCTGACCTTCCTGTCGTAAATACGCCTATTCCAGGTGACGGGACCGACGCAACGACCTCGACGCTTACGCCGCTGCCAGGAGCCATCAACCAAACTGCGACTCCTGCGGCGACCGCGACGGGAACTTCGAGCACGAACACCGGCATGCTGGTCGTTGGCGTCTTGGCGCTCGCTGCTGGCATCGGCGGCATCGCCTACTTGGCCCACCGGAAGTCCGTAGGGGGTTGAAAATGCGGATCCTGCTCGTCGAAGACAGTCCAAACGACTTTGTTCTCGAGTCGCGTGTCATACGCGCGGCCGGGCACGAGACCGTGTGGGCTCAGAACGGCGAGGAGTGTTTCAAGATCCTTCGAAGCGAAAAGATCGACGCCATCGTCCTCGATCTCGACCTCCCTCGAATGAACGGTCATGAGGTCCTCGGTCGCTTGAGGCTCTCTCGCTGGGAGCGCGTTCCGGTCGTCGTTTGCACCGGGGGCGATACGCACGAGGAGGGGACCTTTTTGACGGCGGTCGTCATGGTGAAGCCTCTTCAGGCACCTCGCCTCTTGGCTGCTATCGCTCGAGGTCAGCGACGACTCGCTGAAGCTTCTTGATGGCCTGCTATTCTATGGAAAGATTTTCGATGCCCGGCCCCCCCGAGAGACCCCCGCTGCCACCGCCCCCGGCGCCAGAAACGCTGCGCGGGGTGATTGACGGCATTCTGTCCATCAAAAAGAGTCTGGCAGAAGAGGCAGCAAAGGCGGAGCGCCGGCACGCAGAGACAACAAACGACGTCGCCGACGTGCACCAAGAGGTTCTCTATCACGGCGTGCGTTTGAAGCGAGTCGAGGAGGCTGTCGCGCTCCACACCGAGCAGATCATCGAGCTGCAGCGTCTCCCGCGCGTGCGGCAGGTGAAGGTTTCGGTTGACCAGCCGATTGACCTGGGCAGGTTCGTCGACGCCGGGGACAGCGGGATTCATAAGATCGTTGAGGGGGCTGAGATTCAGAAGTGGCTCGAGGAAAAGAAGGCTGCCGAGCTCGCGCTTCAGAAGGCGCTTGAGGAGCACGATCTCGAGAGGGAGAGAGCTGCTGCGCTTCGGAACCAGAAGTGGGTGCTTTCGAAGATCGGGGTGGTCGTTGTTGCTTTGGCGGTCACGGCCACGACAGCCATCGTAACGCTGTCGGTATCAGTGTTGCTAGACAAGGCCCGGCAAACGTCCGGGCACGTGGAGAAGAGCCATGAATAGGGGTATCCCGATCGCCGCCGTTGCGTTGTTGGCCGCCGAAGGTCTCTATCGCCCCGTGGGCGGAGGTGGAGGGGGTGGTGGCATTACGCAGCTCTTGAGCGACGTGACGGCCGGTCCCGGCTCGGGAGCGGTTCCGGCAACGGTCGTCGCAATTCATGGCGCGTCCGTCCCTGCGGCGGGGGCCCTTACTACGGGGAACGTGCTTCAGGTCACGGGAGCTTCTGCTCTCGGCTACGCGCCCGTGAACCTCGCTGGCGGGGCCAATTTTGTCACCGGCCTCCTTCCTGTCACGAACATTGCACCTGCCGGAACGAACGGCTTCGTTCTCACGACAACCGGTGGCGCAACGGTTTGGGCTGCTGCCGCAAGCGGCGGGATCACGCAGCTCACGGGTGATGGTACCGCGGGCCCCGGCTCAGGATCTCAAGCGCTCACGGTCGTTCGGATCAACGGGGCGACAGTCCCGGCAGCCGGGTCTCTCACGACCGGCAACGGGCTCTACGTCACTGGCACGAGCGCGCTCGGGTACTCGGCGCTCAACCTGGCTGGAGGTTCTGGGTACGTTACGGGTCTTTTGCCTGTGGCCAACATTGCCCCAGCAGGAACGAACGGGTTCGTTCTGACAACGACGGGAGGGGCGACCGTCTGGGCTGCGGCTTCTGGAGGAAGCGGGATCACGCAACTCACTCAAGATGTGACCGCTGGACCCGGGAGCGGATCGCAGGCGGCTACGGTCGTTCAAGCTCAGGCCGGCGTATTCGCTTTTTCGTCGGGCGGGACTCAGACGTGGTCGTCGGTATCGACGCCGATTCTTGTGCAGACCGCGACATCGGGTGCGACGGGCGCGAACTTTTCTATTACACCGCAGACGTCATCAAACGGTTCGGCCAACACTGGCGGAAGTCTCGTTGTCAATCTCCAAACCCCGCTGGGTAGCGGAACGGAGGCGGCCCTCCAGATCAACCGAGGTGGTACGCCCGTGGCGGCCATGGGCCCGCTTCCTAGCGCCGGTTCTACGTTTTCAGCCGTCTGGCTCGGAGCAGCATCACTGCCGACGACAGCATCGAACTACAACATAGGCAGTAACGGATCGACAACCAACTTCAACGCTTCGACGCAGGTCAATGTCGTCATTGCCGGATCTCTCCCGGTCATGGCGGGCATCGGCGAAGGTGTTCAGCTATTCAGTTTTACTCCGGCTCTCGCTGGCGGCGTCGGCGTGCTGGGGATTACCGCAGCCGGGACACTGCCGACCACGCTACAGACGTCCGGCATCGTTCTCGCGTCTTCTATTGCGGCAGGATTGACCGGCCTTCATGGGTACCAGGCCGGCAGCTTCTTCACCGATCAAATGCTTTTCCCACTTTTCCAGGGAACGCAAAATACGCAGGTCGGGAAAATTTACCAGTACGCAGGAGTATGCACGACGCCAGCCGGTTCCCCGGTAACGATCTGCGCAATTCCTCTCGCGACTGCAAGTACGTCGGTCGGTATTACCGCAACGATGACCGGACGGAACGTGAACGGACTCGTGGCAGTCATCACTCAAGTCTTGGGGTTCAAGAACGTTTCGGGGACCGTGACTGCCGTCTCGACTCAAGCGACACAGCAAATTTCGGCCGATACGGGGCTCAGTACGTGTGCCATTGGCGTAAACATTTCTGGCACAACAGTGCAACTGACAGCGGTGCCGCCGGTCTCAAGCAGCACCAGCATCGACTGGACGATGAAGGTGGAGGCGATGTACACCTAGTGGTAATCGGATCGGGATCTCGCACCACGAGGGTTACATGCGCTACGTTCAGGTTCCACACACGATTCAGCTCAAAAACCTCATCACGAAAGAGGATGGGGAACGGCTCACATTTCGCGCGTACGCGTACCAGCTATGGCTGAACGACCCACGTTGGGAGTCCCCGAAGACCAACCTTCTTCGTCTAGCGAAGGTGATGCCGGAGTTCGAAAAGCTTCCAGGGGAGTGGATGGAGCTCGAGGACCAGGACTGGGCCATTCTCAAGGACATCATCGTGACTCCAGGGACTACAGCCGGGAACCCCAATCTTTTCGTTCCGCTCGTACAGGTCCAGGTTGGACCGAAGTTCGATGGAGCGGTACTCGACGCGCCGACCAAGGATCCTCGTGTTACGCTCAACGGAACGGCCACCGCCGAGAAAGCGATAGACAACCCATGAAGAGCTCCAAGAGGACCCCCCAGGCGTTTCTGGCTAAGCAGCTCGCCAGCGAGGCGCTCAGCTGGGCCAACTACGCCATCCATGCTGGGTCTCCGGCTGCAGCAGCCAAGATCTCGCACGTGCAGTCGGCTGATGCAGGTGGCCAGGGCCTCAAGCCTGTGCATCAGCAGATCTTGGCGCAGAGCGTCCAGCCATACTCCGGCATCTGATCGCGAACGTATTGCAGAATCTCGCCGCAGGCGTTAGCTTCGTCGGATGGAAGATTTTGACATCAACCAGTGGTGGCTCGTTTACACGAACGGGGAGAGGTTTGTTGGCAAACGCAACGGCGATAAGCTCGAGCATGTCCAGTCCTGCATCGTACAGACTGGAGTCGTCCAAGATGCTCGAGGGAATGCGAGACCTCGAACGGCGGTCCTAACCTTCCCGTACTTCACGGACACTATCGTGATCCCCGCAGGGGCACTTTGGATCTCTTTGGCGGCAACTCACAACAAGGTCGAGTGGGTTCCGGTCATCGTATCGACCGAAAGGCTCAAGACGGAGCAGCGAGCCGAGCGCGCCGGCATCGCGCTGGTGGGGCACTGATGCCTCGGGGACTACCAAGGTCCATCCGCGTGCCACCTGTCGCACACAAACTGTTCGAGGCCTTTACGAAGCAGCTCAGTGAAGTCTTCACGAATGCCGTGGCGGGAGCGGTGGACGACGGGCTCGAGCGGGTCGAGACCAAGGTCCAGGAGGGCTTGGGACGTATCCGTCGTGCTAGAGGGGTGGCTCAAAGGCGCACCCGACGAGGCCGCAAGCCGTCGTGACGGCTGTTCGTGACGTACGGCATAGGGTGAAGTAGTCTTGCGCTCATGCGCGAGACACTGGCCCGTCGGGCAAAGACTGTGGCCGACATCGCGCTATACCGCGCGCTTCTAGCCTCTGGTGGTAGCGGCACCATCGGTCAGACGGGGCAGTTCGCTGACTTCAACTCCATCGTTCAAGGCGACGTTTCGCAGCAGGACTGGCAAATCATCACGCCGGGAGACGCGCCGA